CATCCTCATACACCCGAGCATTCCCATACACCCAAGCATCCCCATACACCTGAGCATCCCCATACACCTGAGTACTCCCATACACCTGAGCATTCCCACACACCCGAGCATTCCCATACACCTGGGCATCCTCATACACCCAAGCATTCCCACACACCTGAGCATTCCCATACACCTGAGCATTCCCACACACCCGAGCATTCCCATACACCTGAGCATTCCCACACACCCGAGCATTCCCATACACCTGAGCATTCCCATACACCCAAGCATCCTCATACACCCAAGCATCCTCATACACCCGAGCATTCCCATACACCTGAGCATCCTCATACACCCGAGCATTCCCATACACCTGAGCATCCTCATACACCTGAGTATTCCCATACACCTGAGTATTCCCATACACCTGGGCATCCTCATACACCCAAGCATCCTCATACACCCGAGCATTCCCATACACCCAAGCATCCCCATACACCTGAGCATCCCCATACACCTGAGTACTCCCATACACCTGAGCATTCCCACACACCCGAGCATTCCCACACACCTGAGCATTCCCACACACCCGAGCATTCCCATACACCTGGGCATCCTCATACACCCAAGCATTCCCACACACCTGAGCATTCCCACACACCTGAGCATTCCCATCCACCTGAGCATCCCCATACACCCGAGCATTCCCACACACCCGAGCATTCCCACACACCCAAGCATTCCCATCCACCTGAGCATCCCCATACACCTGAGTATTCCCATACACCCGAGCATTCCCACACACCTGAGCATTCCCATACACCTGAGCATTCCGATACACCCAAGCATCCCCATACTGTAATAGGTTTGCCAGTGACTCAATGTACCCACCTAATGTACCCTTAGGTACACCCGAGCATACCCCCCTTAATGCTTTTATACGGTAAAGTGTCCTTCCTTCTACTACCTTTGTATCATCTGGTAGTAGGGTATATTTATCCATTTTTCTTTCTCCTAAGACTACGAAGTAGGCTTTGCCTTCTTCTAATTAAAACTAATTAGGGTACGATGCTTGGAAAAGAAACGGGCAAACCGGAGGCTGTATGCACCACAAGGACTCCCCCTCTTCGCATCCCCCATCATGTGGAAAAGTGTCCATCCACCCGGATTGGCAATGTGTTTATTATACATTTCAGTATCTTTCATTGGCTTTACTCCTTTGCTTCTATAAGAAGGAACTTCTTTCCTTTTAAGGCACCTTAAAGGCACCGTAGCGGCACGTTTACGCATTGGCTGGTGTGGTGGTATGGTTTGGTATGAGGGTGGCGTGGTGGGGCATTTACGGGGCCTCTAGTTAGCTTATACTTAGTTTCTTTCCAAACCTCCACCAACAAACCTTTTCCATATAAGAGAATCTTTTTGTAGTCCAGGAGGTCATTCCCTTAGGGAATACCACTACCCCACTCCCCTCTACATGACTGAAATGAGCCTCATACCATGGCCCATTCTTATAGTCTGATACGAGAACCGCATCATCCATTTTCCAACCGGCATATGGGGATACCTCTTCAAGGGAGACAGAAAAAGAGTAACGGCCATACTTAGTTAGGGTTATAACCACCTCAACACCATTGTCATTGTAGAGTGCTACTACTGAGTTCTCTCCTTCCTTGTCTACACAAAGAATCCTCACGGGGTGCCCCTTAAAGGTATACTTCTTATCCATTTCAATTAGCTTAGGTTGTTTTATATCACACATATTGTCTCCTGATTGGTGTTTGGGGGTGTAATTACAGGTCCCCCCTGTACATTTCTTCTCCAGCTTACACTTATAATAGAGTTTCATCTATTCTTCCTCCCTTTTTCTTGCCTCATGGTTAATAGAGAATGCAACGATAGAGAAGAGAAAGAATGCAAGGATAAAGACAAGAACAAGATAAACCATTTTACTCCTCCTTCACACTCTGCGGTATCCCCTGCTTTCCGGGGTATCCATACAATAATCTCTTGTCGTTTAGCGTTCATGTTTTTTATCCTGTTAAGTGGGGGAAAGAAAATAGGGAGCAATACAGCCGCTCCCTACTCTCAATCCCTGGTATACTTAGCAGGATTCTGAAAGAATCGTGATCTATAACATCAAGGCCCGAATGGAAGCCAGGAGAGCAGAGGCCGTAGTGTTGTGGGCCAGCTTTGCCTGTTCTTCCAAGAGCATGATAGCTTGTTCTGTGGTGATGCCGGATACGACTACGGCATTCTCGGCTCTCTTCTTACTTTCTTCCAGCTTGGCAAAGGCACGTCTACCAACCGGGGAAAGGCCGGAATCACTGGTTTTGGTAGCAGACTGCGAAGCAGGCTGTCCTTTCTTACGACCAGCACCGGATGCTCTCTTGGCATAGGCGAACACCTTGTCGGCGTCTTCAACGTGTGTGGATACCCAGGTAGACATGTGCTGGCTGAAATGGCCGATTGCAACCAGATCTTTTTTGCCGGATGCAATAAGAGCCTGACAGCCTACGGGCTTTCCCTTTCCGAGCGCATCTTCCCGCATTGGCAGGGTGAACCAAGAGGCCAGGAGAGCCGTGTGGTGCATCTTGGTTTTCTTGCAGTATTCCCATACGGCCTTACAAGTCATATCGGCATTGGAGATAGCCAAACCAGAGGAAATAACAGCCTGTTTTACAGCATCCAACTTTAAAGAAACTTTTGCGCTTGCCATGATAACACCTCATTCATTTTTGGTTTCGTCCTTATGGACTCGTCAGGGGCAGTACAGCACTACCCTACCAAAGAACACCATAGCTTACAGAGCAATCTGCATCTTTCGCCTAACCCTGGTACGTCGCGTTTGCATGGGTGGAATCCAGAGATTAACTCGGCGGTATAATCTCCCCCATGTGTCACCGTTGTTATATCCCTGTGTCAAGGGACACCAGTCGGCAAGTATGGTATACTTCTGCCCCCTATGGGCCACCATGAAAACGCAAGGGACAAGAAATTGTCCGGTTGACTTACGTTTCCAAGGTCTATGTGAGAGAACGATTCGACCCGAATGATCCCTAGCACCGGGATAACTGGCAGACTGGTCAAGGTTGGTAGTGGGGTGCTGGTGTATGCCAGGGTATCCCCACCGAACCTTTTACTACTCTTCTTACCCTAAAAACGCCCTCCGTAGGTTCACCCCCTACCCGCAAACCCTACTCCCACAACCCACGGATTCCAGAGGGTTTCCAGGGTATTCCTAGGATTTTCCTAATTAAAGCTAATTAGACCCCGGTGGGGGGTGTTTGAGGGGGGTAGCACCCTCTTTTGGGATGGGTATCCGGGGGTTGGTGGGGGTTACCCCCCGTCTCCCTATGAACACAATTTGAAAACAGTGGTACCAACACCATCCCCACAACCCTTACTCCCCCTAAGGTTCCTTCCTACGGAGTATTAGCAAGGAAAGGGAAGATATACCCAAGATATAGGCCAGATATACCCAATATGTACCTACAATCGTTGGGTACTTCTACCCAATATGTACCCAATACAGTCGATATTTAGCCTACTTTGAGCTGATAAAAAGGCTACTTGTAAGTATCTAGAAACACTGGGAAAGCAAAAATAGTTTTATATTTTTGTGTTTTTCTACTTGACAAGATAAAAATAAAATGGTATAATACAGTTAGGAGGTTTAGTAAGGTATACATAGAGTATCTCAGTATACGCGAGGTGTTTCTTACTACTCTTAAGATAATCAATCAATAGTATATAATAACTATGTAAACTATTAACATAGGTATTCCTTGCTAATACTTAGTAGGCTCCCGAAGGGAGGTTTTTTATTAGCTGATTGTTGTACCTACTAATACAAACGCAAACTTAAGTAATACAAAAGGACTTACATGGCTCTCTTAGAAATTAACAATACTCCAGTTAAAAGTAAAGTGGAGAGAGGTAAGTTAAGCAAGGACAAGAAAACCATCACACTCAAGGAGAAACTTGAGGATACTAATAGTGTCCTTTCTTTGCAGGATAAAATGGCTATTGTCTTTTCCTTTGTTTATGGTAAAGGCACCTACCAGAGTTTAGCTGAGAAGTACAAGGTACACTATGACACAATTCGTAAGTGTATCAGAGACTTTCAGAATGATATTAATAATCTTGCAGAAACATACAAGCTAGTTGATTGTGGTGAGAATAAGTTCTCCACTACCAGTAAAGCACTCATGCGTAGGGCTGATCCAGTATTAATCAACGATGCTTTTCTCTCACTCCTCTCCCACCCCAACGCACCTATCCTCACCGAGAAGGAACAATCCTACGCTTGGATTTACACCTTCACCGGGGATAACATGAAGGCCCTTAAACAATCTGGTCTCGCAGAGGGACTCCTCCTGCATGGGAAACTAAAAGAGAGTGATGGTACCCCTAGGTTGGAACCTGTCTCTTTTCAGAATGCAGCTAAGATAAGGGGCTTCTACCTTCGTAGTAAGGATAACGTAAAGGAGTATATAATCTCCCTACGGGAACGTAAGCTTGAGGACTTAAAGATTGATAAGGGCTACATTCAGTCTGTCCTTGTTGATCAGATTGAGGCACTAAAGGAAGAGGTTGAGGATAAGAGTAATAGAGCACAACTTCTCCGTTCGGTAGAGTTACTTGGTCGTACATGCAATGCATTTACAGAAACAATCAGAATTGAAGAGATTAGGCCAGACCAAGCCTTGGATACTCTACTCGACCTAGCTAAGAAGGAAGTTAGTAAGAAGAGGTTAATGCCAGCAGATGCTAAGGAAGTCCCTATCTCTGGTACACCAAGTGAAACATGGACTATGGAGTAGTCTGTATGCTGGATTAGCTCAGTTGGTAGAGCAACTGTTTTGTAATCAGAGGGTCACGGGTTCGATGCCTGTATCCAGCCCCACCTGTAGCAGATTAGAGAAGCGGCTATCTCACAAGGCTCATAACTTTGGAATCAAGGGTTCGAGTCCCTTATCTGCCACCATTACATTATTTATTAAAGGGCAGCAGTCAGGCCCACAAAAAGGAGTATAACATGAGTAATACTATTTCTCGTATGGGTGTTGGTTCTCTGTCTGTAAATGAATTGAAGGCTGTTGGTGTTGCTGGTGCTACTGGTGTAACTGTGCTGATGAAAGACTCCCTTGGTAAAACCCTCCTTGCTACAGGCACTACCCTGCCAGCTGATGCGGGCACTACTTATGCTAAGGGCTGCCTCTTCATTGATACCGATGTTGCTACTGGTACCTCTGGTCTCTACGTAAATGTAGGTACCTCTGCATCATGTGTCTTCAAGCTGGTAACCAATGCAGCTTAAGATTAATCGTGGTTGATTCCCTGGCCGTATGGTTACAGTCAACCCTTCTAGAATAGAGAGTCTACTGGGGCTCCTCTCTTGAAACAAAGAGCCCACTCTAAATAAAATAGAAAGGATCACATGTCTACTGATAAGTTAGTCACACTACTAGCTATGTATAAGGAGAACCCACTAGCATTCATTAGGGATGTTATAGGCGCATCTCCCACAGATCAGCAGATAGATTTGATCCTTGCAGCGGTTGGAGAGAATAGCCGTGTAGCAGTAAAGTCTTGCACCAGTTCTGGAAAAACTGCTGTACTGGCTTGGCTTACCCTCTTCTTCCTTATCTGCTACCCCGATTGTAAGATGCTGGTTACAGCACCCACAGCCTCACAGCTTTTCCGTGTATTCCGATCAGAGTTATTACTATGGCACGGACGTATGAACCCTCTCTTTAAACCCTTCTACAATATCATGAATGATAACTGCTATATTGAGGGTAAGAAAGGTACACAGATGTGTTCATGGATTACTGGCTCCTCCGATAATAAAGAGAACTTTGCTGGTCTCCATGCCTCTAAGGTTGTGATAATGATTGATGAGGCTTCGGCACTCCCTAAGGAAATCTTTGATACCTTGTATGGTACTCTTTCCTCCGGTGATACTAGCTTCATCCTTGTGAGTAACCCGGTTCGTGCAGAGGGTGCTTTCTACGACCTCTTCGCTGATAAGGTTACCGGTTGGTCACGATTTACCTTTACTGCTGATCAATCCCCGAACGTAGACAAAGTGTGGATAAAGGAAGTAGAGGAGTACTATGGTATTACCTCAGACTTCTATAAGATGCGAGTTCTTGGGGAGTTCCCCACTTTGTCCGAGGCACAGTTCTTCTCAGCTGGAGTAATAGATGAGGCTATGCAAAGGCAGCTGATGCCTAGGGAATACCAGAACTACCAGCGTATCCTGGGTTGTGATGTGGCCCGTTTCGGTAATGATAGTTGTGTTATCGCTGATAGACAGGGGCCTAAGCTGCATAACTTAATAGCTTTTAAGGGGATTGATACTGTCAGCTTTACAGAGAAAATCCTAGAGTACTACCAGTCTAACTCCTACTCAGCTGTAGCAGTAGATGGTATTGGTGTAGGCTCTGGTGTTGTTGATCAGCTTAAACGCTTTGATATTCCAGTACTAGACATTAACGTATCCTCCCCCTCTACGCAGCAGAAGACATTCTACAACCTACGATCAGAGTTGTATGGTGAGGTAAGGGACTGGATTAGTAACGCCTCATTACCCTATCACCCTCAGTTACGATCTGATTTGGTTGGTATCAATTACTCCTACAATAACAAGTTACAGATTATACTAGAAAGCAAAAGGGATATGAAGAAGAGGGGGCAAGATAGTCCAGATTACTCTGATGCACTTGCACTCACATTCGCTATAAATACACTCTCATACTCCCCTATGCGATATAAACCTAGGCAAGTAGTAAAATCCTCATACCTGTGGGCATAATTAATGGAAGAGATTAAAGGACTTATAGTACTTGGTACACAAGACCTTGTAGACCAGGAACTGCTACAGATGGATGGGGTAACTGAGAAGGAGAATGAGAAAAACCTAGACGCATTCTCTTCTTCACTCGCTTCCCATATTCGTACTGTATTTGATACCAATAAAGATGCTAAGAAGTCCTCCGGTATTGAAGAGGAACTCTTCTCATGCTTGCGTGCGTACAATGGTGAGTATGATCCCTCTGATCTGATGAAGATTCGTGAGGAGGGTGGCTCAGAAATATACATGAATCTTACCGCTACAAAATGTAGGACAGCTACTTCGTGGATTGGAGACCTTCTGCTTAGTAAGGATAAGCCCTTCTCCTTTGAACCTACTCCCCTCCCGAATTTACCCCAAGATATCCAAGATACAATTACCACATCTATCCAAAATGAATGGAAGTCCATGCTCGAAGCTACCCACAAAGAGGGTGGTGTAGATACCAAGACTGCACAGAAGAAAATAAAAGAGTTAAACCAGAATCGTAGAGATATTGAAGAGGCAGTCATGGAGGAAATCATGGCTGAGGCTAAGTATCAGGCTAAGAAGATGGAGACTGAGGTATATGATCAGCTTCTTGAGGGTCGTTGGGACACTGCCTTAACTGATTTTATTGAGGACTTCTCAGTATTCCCTACCGCCTTTATGAAAGGCCCAATTATTACTAAGAATAGTAAGTTGACCTGGGTTAATGGTATAGCTAAGACCTCCTCAGAGTTCTCCTTCCTCAATAAGCGGGTATCCCCTTTTGATATTTACCCATCTCCCAGTGCAAGTCGCATTGAGGAGGGTAACCTAGTTGAGCATGTACGGTATACACGTAAGGAAATCAATGATCTTAAGGGTGTAGAGGGTTATGATAGTGAGAAGATTGAGGCTGTACTAGCCCTTGATCAATCCTTTGATACCCTGTTTACAGGTATTGAGTCTGAGAAAGCACAGTTGGAGATGAAGGGAACCCAGCTAGACGCAAACAAGGGAATGGTACATGGTCTTCACTACTTTGGGTCAGCCTCTGCAAAATTACTAAAGGAATGGGGCCTCACAGGTTTAGAGTATGAGGACACAGTAGAACTTGATATTGAGGCAGTACTAATTGGTAATGAGGTAATTAAGGCATCTATCAATGATGACCCGCTTTCTCGTAGACCATACTATGCAGCATCTTTTCAGAATCGCCCAGGTTCCATCTGGGGTCGTTCTCTCCCCAACTTGATGAGAGATATTGCCAGGATGTGCAATGCAACAGCACGTGCTCTGGCTAATAATATGGGAATGGCCTCTGGACCCCAGGTTGAGGTTTATGTGGATCGGTTGGCCGATAAGGGTGCTATTGAGGGGATGCGTCCCTGGCATATCTGGCAGCTTACCTCTGATCCTACTGGTGCTGGTGGCCGTGCTATCAACTTCTTCCAGCCCTCAAGTAATGCAGCAGAGTTACTCGCTGTCTATAAGGAGTTTGAGCAGCGTGCAGACGACGCTACGGGCGTTCCTAGGTATGCGTATGGTAATGAGAAGGTTGGCGGTGCAGCGGCCACTGTAGGTGGTCTCAGCATGCTTATAGATAGCTCAACCAAAAGTATTAAGGATGCTATCAGGCATATTGATACTGGCCTAATTAAACCACGTGTAGAGTTTCAGTTCTACTATAATATCCGTAGTAAGGAGTCTAGCACTTTTACTGGTGATATTTGTGTAATCCCACGTGGAACCATGGCTATCACTATTCGTGGTGCAGAGCAGCTGAGAAGGAATGAGTTCCTACAGCTTACCTCCAACCCCATTGATATGCAGATTCTCGGATTGGAGGGACGCTCTACAATACTACGTGAGGTTGCCAAGGATATCGGCTTTATTAATAACCCGATCCCGTCTAGACTGGAGTTAAAGGACCGTGAGGAGAAAGCAGCGGCTGATGCAGCTAGCAAGCCCACTAAGGAGTCTGCATCCATTGAGGCGACTAAGGTTCAGGTAGATGGACAGAAGGAGATGGCTGCTGGGGCACAAGCTGTTCAAAGAGAAGCCCTGGCTATTAAGAGGGAGAAGCAGGATGCAGATGTATCCCTTAAGGTACAGGACATTGAGCTTAAGAAGGAGTCGATAGCTGCTAAGACAGCTGCACTGCTTGAGGCCACTAAGATGACCGGGACACAGAGGGACATTGCTAATAAGAGAAATGCTGCGGTAGCACTAAAGGGACAAGAGATAAAAACTAATGTTACTAAATAGACTAACGCAAGATGAGATAGACAGAATTAGAGGGGGCAATATGGAAATACTCCGTAAAGCCCTAGAGGAAGAAGAGAGACTTCTGGTAGATCGTCTACTAGAAGAGAAGAAGGATGTACAATTCATTCAAGGTGCCACTAAGTTTTGTAGGGCACTAAGGCTAGTAATCAAATAGGCCCCTGTATAAGCTACTACTTAGACCCAATAATGGGTACCCTAAGTAACCTTGTACACCCAGGTCAACAAAGGAGCAGTAAATGGGTAACAGTCAGTTGGATAAGTTGGAAAAAGAGACCGATGAGCTTGAAGCAGCAATCTTTAATACTACGGGCAAGCCCACTATTGAGGAGAAGAGTGACGAAGAGGAAGGAAAGGAAGCAGAGGATAATGAGGAAGAGGATAATGGCCCTTCTGCTGAGGCAGACCTCAGTCAAGAATCAACTGACTCTAAAGAGAAGCGGAAGTATACCGATTGGAAAACTCGGTATGTATCCCTTCGTTCCCATCACGATGCACTGGCCTTCGACTTGCGTAAAGAGGTATCGGAGTTGAAAACCTCCCTTGTTTCAGCAAGTAAACGTATCTCAGAGTTGCAGGATTCTGCACACAGCAATGCAAAAGATGTTGATATTTACTCTCAAGAAGAGAGAGATATCCTCGGTGATGAAGCCATTGCTGCTATGAAGAAAGCAACTAATCATGCTATTGCCCCCTTGCAAGAGGAACTGCGAAAGGAGAAAGAGTTGCGCATGAAGCAACTTGAGCGTGAAGCGGATAACGATAGGCTGACCTCGCAGAGGAACTTTCTGTCTAGACTCGGCAGACTCGTACCCGATTTTGCTACTATTGATACCAATCCCAAGTTTATTGAGTGGATGCAGGGTATCGAAGACTACTCTGGAGCAGCCCGTAAGGACTTGTTCAAGAGAGCAGAAGCAAACGGGGATGTTGCTAGAGTTGCAGAGTTCTTTGTAACCTTCAAGAACATGACGAAGGGTAATTCCCTTGAGAGTAAGATTACACCAACCGGTACTAACACTGGTACTCAGTCAGTGAAGCAGGGAGATGATTTCGTAGTAGATATGCGATTCATTGATAAGTTTTATGATGACGTAACACATGGCAAATATAAGGGCCGTGCAGCTTTGGCAAAGGAGATTGAGTTCAAGATTGACCAAGCTATCCTACAAGGAAAGGTCCGAAAATAAATGAAAAGAAAAATAAAAAGTAAGGAGATTTAAACATGGCTCGCGTAGCAATTACTAGTGGATATTATGGTGATACGACTGTCGATCATTACGGTTCTGACTCGGCGTCTAAGTATATCCCGAAACTGTACAGCAAGAAGGTTCTCAAGAACTTCTATGCTAACTCGTTCTACAATGATATTTGTAACACCGATTACGAAGGTGAGATTAAGAATGCCGGGGATCAGGTTATCATCCGTCGGACCCCCACCCTCACCGTAAACCCGTACACCATTGGTCTCCCGATCACGTATGAGGTACCGAAGGCTGATAATACCTTCCTTACCATTGATAAGGCCAACTATGTTGCATTCCGCGTAGATGACATTGATAAGGCGCAGTCTGACATTGGTCTCATCAATATGTTTGCTGACGATGCATCCGAGAGACTGCGTATCGCTACTGATACTGATATCCTCGGTTATATGTCCACCGGGGCAGACGCAGCCAATGTTGGTGCAACCGCTGGTGCTCTCTCTGCAAACATTGACCTTGGTGTAGTTGGTACCAGTGGTATTGCCATCACCTCCACCAATGCTGTTGATTACATTGTATACATGAATCAGGTATTGGATGAGGCTAATCAGAGTTCCGAGGGTCGTTTCTTGGTGCTCCCGGCTTGGTACTGCGCGCTGTTGAAGCTTGGTGATCTTCGTCGGGCAGATGTATCTGGTGATGGTACTGGTGTAATCCGGTCTGGCCTTATTGGTCAGGTTGACCGTACCATGATCTACCAGTCTAATAACCTGACCCATGCAACCCTCAGTGGCAATGAGTGTTTCTATGCTGTAGCGGGTACTAAGGAAGCTACTTCCTTTGCAATGCAGGTAAGTAAGACGGATACTCTCCAGATTCCTGATTCCTTTGGTGAGTACTGGCGTACACTGTTTGTGTATGGCCGTAAGGTAGTACAGCCTACTGGACTTACCGTAGGTTCGTTCTATAAGGGTTAATTAAGATAGGGGGAGTAGGTATGGGAAACTGTTATCTACTCCCCTTTTTTATGAGGGATACATGAAAGCCAAGCGTATTGATACCGGTGTTATATATGAGTTGAATGAGGCGTACTATAAACTGTATGCAAGTGATTTCGAGCTTATTAAGGAAGAGAAGAAAGAAGAGAGAGAGATTCCAAAAGTAGTAGTAGAAGTCCCTCCTGTTGTGGAGGAGAAGATTCCTGTTGAACCTAAGAAGATGGGGCGACCTAAGAAATGAATTTCCTAGAGATATGTAAAAAGGTAAACCAAGTTGGTGAGTTCCAGGGGGATGTTAGCTCAGTAATGGCCACTGGATATCAAGCGGAACTCGTAGAGGCGGTTAGGCAATCCTTTATAGATATCCAACTGGAAAGAACAAATTGGAATTTTTTAAGAAGGGATGTTACATTTTCTATAACCCCTGCTACTACTACATATCTACCGACAACCCTTTTAAGTGGTGACTTTCTATCTGCCTGGAACGAGAAGCTGATACTGTATAATTTTCTACCAGTTCGGGTCATAGATTATGATTCATCTGTTCTTATGGACCCAGCTAAGGATACACCAAGTACCCCAAACATGGTTGCAATCAGGCCATATGATGATGCATTAATATTCAATAAGGTAAATGGTACATACTCTATCTCAGCACACTATTACCTTAAGCCACAGATACTAGTTAATAATACCGATACCCCCATTATGCCGAGTGAGCATCACTACTTGATTGTTCACCTCGCACTTATGAATTTAGTCTCTATTATTTCCTCTGAGATTTATCAGAAAGCAGTTATTAACTATAATAAGTCTATGGGCTACTTACTTCGTAAGGAACTACCACAACTTGTTTTAAGGAAGAGGGCAATAGCATAATGAGAGCACCCACAGTAAGTATGCCAAGATTGCAGCAAGAAGTAGTATACCTTACTGGTGGTTTAAATGAAGAGGTTTCTTCCTTGCAGTTGAAGAGTGGGGAGCTTATATCTTGTGTAAACTACCAGGAAATCTCAGGACAATATAGCGGATACACATCCATCGGTGGTTTTGAGCGTGTTAATGGGATGGGTAAAGCATCAGATGTACCTACAGTAACTACGATTGATTATGGTATTGATGGGGATGTTATCCTGCTTGGTGAGGGGGAGTCGAATATTGTTGACTTATCCCTACATTCCTATGATACTATCAATAATGGGGTTATCCTAACTACAACCCGATATAAGAATGGCTCCTCTTCGTTCCTATTCCCTAAGTTATCTACGCTAACCATACTACATGACCCTGCACTCTCACTGGTTGGTGACTTTTGTTGGGAGGGGTATATATTCATACCAGCTGGAAGTGCTAATGGCATCCTATTTGAAAAGGCTGGGGAATACAAGGTAGTTTTTAATACAACAACAATCGACTTTCATTGTAGCACAGATGGAGTGACATATGATACTGTAATCCCCTCTTCTAGCATACAGACAAATAGGTGGTTTCACTATGCGGTTCAAAACATCTCAGAAGATATATATGTATCTATCAATGGTAGTCTTGGACTGCCTACTACTCTTGCAACTCCTATCATCCCGAGTACAGGAGACCTTGTTTTTGGTTCTACAACTCTTGCATTCAACATGGACCAAGTTAGACTGTCTTCTAAAGTTAGGTATCCAATTAACTTTGTTCCCCCTGTTAGCCTCTTCTCACTGAGGAATGAATACTTCTATGAGCTAGTAGATGATAGGGATAGGGAGACTCAAAGGGCCCTCATTGAAGCACTACCAGGGTCAGGTCGTGTAGCTGGTATTGCTTACTATAAGGATACTCTATATGGGTGGAGGGAGGATAGTGCAACCGCAGCTACCCGTACAGTCATGTATAAAGGGACAAGTGCAGGGTGGGTGGAGGTAGTTCAACCTACCGGATATGACTTTGCGGTTGGGTCATCTATATTCACCGTACAGTACAGATTTGAATCCTTTAGTACTAATGATATAGTCATGGTAATAGTGGATGGTGCATCTATCCCTAGGATATTTGATGGGACTACAACTACTATGCTTACTAGTGCAGAGCTGCCAGATAACCAAGTAACGCCCAAGTATGCATCCCTGTGTGGGGCATATGATAATAGGCTATTCTTAGGCTACTCAGAAGGTTCTGTTATATTCTCAGATGTTGGTGATCCAACTAACTACTCCTCAATCACAGCATCTGCTGGTGAGTTATTCTTAGGTTCACCTATAACTAATATCACAGAGGCACCAGGTAATGTCTTGGTTGTGGCGTGTGAGTCTTTTATAAAGATCATTAAGAGTGTACTTTATGAGGATACACTGTGGGCATTCCAGGTTGAAACATTTAGTAGGAGTCGTGGATCGAAGAAGAATACAGCAAGGAGCATCTTAGGTACTGTTTACTTTGCAGACCATGATGGCATCGTATCCCTTGAGTCATCTAGCACCTATGGGTCAATGGAGAGCGCTGTTATAACGAGTAAGGTGCAGACCACCTACTTGGCTAATAGAGACGCCATAGTTGGTTGCCTAGTAAATGAGAAGTTGAGTCAGTATCTAATATACTTTAATACTGGGGATGTTTTGATTCTCACGTTTGACCTAGAGAAAAGGGTCAAAGGAGCAACAAAACTTTCCTATGGTAAGAACATCTCCTATATCACTGAGGGGCCATCAACCACACGGGACACCCTTCGCTTCTTTGTATCCCCAACTGGGTATGTATATGAGTTTGATAGTGGTACCTCCTTTGATGGAGAGGCCATTAATACACAGCTAACCACCTCATATTATCACTACAAGACACCACGCATCTGGAAGTACTTTAAGCGTATAGTCTTTGAGGGAACCGGAGAACTTGGTACTAAGATAGGGATACGGCTAGTCTTTGACTATAATGAGCCAAACGTACCTACCATGCCATACTCTGAAACGACTACATCTACCTCATCCAGTAGTAAGTATGGGGAGATTCTCTGGGGTGCGTTTATTTGGGGTGCCTCTGCTGCTAGTCGTATCGTGTACTACCTCACTGGGTATGGTACAAACATGGGTGTTCAGCTACGTACATCCAGTAAGTATAAGAAGCAACATACACTACATAACTTCATTGTTGACTTTACTAGTGGGCCTAAGCAAGTATGAACATAATCCAGAAGATTCGTAAGCTATTCACGTTTACAGACTCATCACTAGAGACGCAGCTAAATGAGATTATAAGAAGGACAAATAATATACTTCAACTCCCATTCAGCTATGGCAATATCAGCGTAGAGGCTGATGGTACATTGGTTTTCAGTGGGGATGCAGTTGTATGGAACGATATTAACTTTCCAGCATCAAATTTAAAACTGGGTGTAACATCGCCAGATTGGACTATCATAGTTGGTTCAATAGCTGGATACACATTCTCTGCTAGTAAGGATCAGGATTTACACGGGTGTACAGAGATACTTCATGACTATCAGGAAGGGACTGACATAATCCCACACATCCATTGGTCTCCTATGACTACTAGCTCAGGAACTGTACGGTGGGGGTTAGAGTATGCCTGGGTGAATACTGGGGATGTTAGAACAACATCAACCTCCATATATGTAGATTCTGTTGCATCGGTTGCTGGTACACACCAAGTAGTATCCTTCCCTACGATATCTGGTGCAGGTATGAAGATTGGTTCTGGCCTATGTGTTAGAATATTTAGGGAAGGGACACATGCGAATGATACATATACTGGTGATGCATTTGTACCGAACTTTGGGATACACTACCAGTGCAATACACTAGGCTCTAGGCAAACCTTTATAAAGTAATAGATAGGAGCATTTAATGGCTAACCCTTATTTTACAGCAGCACCATTGACAGTCTATGATGGTGATATAGCTAAAGCATCTGATTTGAATAATCTTAGTGTTGCTGTGGAGACTGCATTTGATCTTGGGGATCAGATTTTACAGACCATAGTTTCTGATACAGCTGCCCTTATCTCAGATGCTGATGCTGACGTAGTACTTACTCATGCTGACGTAGTACTTACTCATGCTGACGTAGTACTTACTCATGCTGACGTAGTACTTACTCATGCAGACGTAGTACTCACCCATGCCGATGTTGTACTTACTCATGCAGATGCAGCAGCAACTGCCATTGATAAGATTGCAACAAATGCAGATGTTGTATCCACTGGATTAGATAAAGTTGCTACTAATGCTGATGTTATCTCTGCTGCTGCTTCGGCTTCTGCTGCTGCTGCATCCTATGATAACTTTGATGATAGGTACCTTGGTGCTAAGGCTGCTGACCCAACTCTTGATAATGATGGTGCTGCCCTACTTACTGGGGCCTTATACTGGAATACAGCTATACCAGAACTACGGGTATACTCTGGAACCGTGTGGACCAGCCTAGCTGATTCAGCTATTGTAGGGCCTGTGTCTGCTGTAGATAGCCAGCTAGTGCTCTTTGATGGTACAACCGGGAAGCTTGCTAAGGCAGCAACTACCTCTGGTATCCTTAAGGGTACATCAGGTGTTGTTGGTGCTGCTGAATCTGGGACTGACATTAAGACGGTGAATGGTACTACCATACTCGGTGCTGGTAATATTGCTGCATACAACCCTAACTCCCTCACCCACCTCTACCATCCAACCCTCGACGGCGGTTTCCGCGACAAGTACCGCGCAGGGTGGCTACCTTCTTGCTACAACCAGCAATGGGGTGGACCGCAATGGGGTGGGTTGCCGGACGGAAGTCTCGGCAGTGTGGCCACGGGCAATATTCAGGATGATACGACCAGAGTATTGGGTGATGCTGCGGCGAGAACATATCAATCTGCCGGGAGGGTTGTTAGTGAAACGATGACCCCACCAGGAACGTGGGTGAAAGTTTATAAGGTAGGGAATCCTACCGATAATCTAACTTGGTCAATGCGGGCGAATAGCGCAGGCGCACCAACAGGGGCAAATCTTTTCACAGCCCTCACACTTCCAGGCAAACAGATTACATCTAAGACGGATGGGGAGTTATACTATATAGGTGGGACGACAGCCTCATTGACAGCAGGAACTCAATACCATGAAGTGTTCTCGCGCAGTGGTGCCGTAGATGCGTCAAACTACTATGTGATAAAGGCAACGGGGTCTAGCAAATATCCGCATGGGTATGCAAATGCTGGTGATGCTACCCCCGCATGGACAGCTACCACTACCGCGACCCTTTGCTCGTTTCTCCAAAACCCCGCCGCCAACTCCCTCCTTCAACCTGGTGGGATGTTCGACTACAAACTGGCCTTCAACCCCGGCAATCCTTGGAATCAATCACGTTCCGTGGCGCAGCCTCTCGCCAATTTCTTCGACGGAAAGGAGTTTTCCTTCATCCACAGGGGAACCTATGCCGTAAGTAGTAACGTAGCTGACTTCTTGTTTGGGTTAGATCACGACAGGATCACTCTGACCACCAATGCTTCTGGTTATCCAGTTCTCTCCATCTATGAGTCTGATCGTACCCTTGCCCAAGTGACCGGCACTGGCTCAGTAGCTTCTGGCAATCACGATGTGAGCTTCAAGGTTCGCACGGTAGGTGATGGAGCAGACTACGCCACCCTCTACGTCGATGGTGTATCTGTTGGTACTCCCTTGACCGCCCAGACCTTCACCGTGGATAAGAACTTCCGTGAGCTTGGTACTGCAAGGCTTGGGGATGGATTTGGGATAATCCCCACCTGGACTCAGGACATGCAGATGACGAGTCTGCCTAGTGCTCAGGGGTGGACTTGGACAGGTACAGCCACCGAAGCCAACGCCATTAGCGTCATAGGCGGGAAGCTCTATCAGAACGCGAATGGCTATGCGAGTACAGATGATGGTATATATCAAAAGACAGTTGTGCTCAATAATACAACAGGTTGGGCGGTTTCAGCAAAATTGAGGTGTTTATCTAATACCAATAGCGCAGCGGGGGCAGGATGCGTGATTGATGTATTTGATGGGGCGAAGCGAATCACCTTACGCATTCAGGAATATTTCGTATCCACAGGTAATGGGACCAGTTCCACTGACTTTACTGTTCAAGGCGATTTCAAGACTCAGGATCATATCTTTATACTCTGTGGACAAGGTAGCAATTACTATCTGTTAATCGATGGTGTGTTAGCTATTGATGGTACTGGAAAATTGCTTACGGCCAATACCGCTAACACCATTAATATTGGAGACCTAACCGGTGTTGCAGGTGAAAACGCAGATGCCATCTGGTCATACATCAAATACTACCAAGGCGGAATGCTCCTCCCCATCGCCACCACCGGAACCTGCTCAGAGTTCGCACATTGGTCTGGAGATAAATCCGACCTCTTCGCTCCTCTGTGGAATGCCGGTTCTCCAGTATCTGTCAAGCAACTGTGCGGGGTGGAGAAGAACTGTATGGGTGAGGGGGTTGTGCAGAAGGAAGTGAGGAGGGGGGTAACATCAGCGCCAACCTCAGCTTCTGGTTCTACTTCTGTGTTAATCCCTGAAATGGAGGCTTATGTAATAGGTAGTGAGATAAGTGCCACGCATCAAACAACCCTGCTGTCATCCCAAGCTGCTGGTAATGTTGTTGGCTTGTCCTCGTGGCTAGATGGTGCTGTTGGCTCATATGCCGTTGACTACACCGCGTTGACCAATACTGGTGGTCCACTCTTACTGCCTCAAGAAGTTTCGACCAGTGTCGGGCTGCATAAAATAGAGTCAAAGATGAATCAGGGCAGTAGTGGAACACTTACGAGCAGTGGCGTAAGAAGAATGCTCAAAGTGGAGGCAAAATCATAATGAAATACACACCAGAAGACCTCATAAAAATAGAGCAAGACGCAGCGCGGTTTAGGTTCTTAGCGGAGAATCCTCGTGACAGGGCTTCTTTGGAGTGGTGTGAACCAGAGGGCGGTGATCCTGACAATATCACTCTTCGGCAAGCTGTTGACAAAATGATGGAGAAAGTAAAATGAAATACACAACCACGGAATGGCAATCCTTTGACCCAGAGATTCTCCGGCAGGAACTCGTTGCTACCTTTGGAGCTGAGGGGAATAAAATCAGCACTGCTCCCGGAAGTGTTGATTATTTGGGGGAGGGGGATGCAAGTACTGTAATCCTGGCCCACTTTAATAATGGGGCTGCCAGAGAGGAACAGAAACTCAGGGATAGAGTTAAAGCTATTCGTGCTTCTGCTCTTGATAGGTTCCCGAAGAACTCTGGCATTGCCACTGTCTATGAGCAAAATTTTGAGGCAGCCTTAAAAGGGGCTAGTGATACTACTACTATACTCCGAAATGGAAAGACACCTGCTCAACATCTGGGAGATTTTGGAGTCCGTCTTGGTATGACAGCATCTCAATTTGAAGCATACATCTTTTCCGAGAACCTCCTTGCTGGGCAGAAGATGACAGAGATTGAGGCAGCCTACCTAACTGCCTATTATGGTGCTACAATAACTGAGCAAACAGTAACTGACTATCAAACTTATTGTGATGCGAGGGCTGCATAATGTCTACAATAACCGTTAGATTCTCAGCACAAAAGGCCATAATCTCACAGTGGATTAAGTGGTGGACATTTTCTCCATTCTCTCATGTAGAATTTCTATTAAGCAGTGGTAAGACACTTGGTGCAAGGTTAATAGGTGGTGTAAAGGAAAGGGAAATTGGGGATTATAGTTCATACTCTGATGTTACAATCGAGGGTGGAAATGTACTAGAAGAGGCCAAGAAGATGATAGGTACTAAGTATGACCTACTTTCCCTCCTCTCCTTTCCATTCAGGATTGAAGCACAGGAGAGTAAAAAGGTAACTTGTATTGAGTTTGTATCAGAGTTGCTACATAGACATGGAATCATAAATGTACCTAATACACACCGACTAACACCATACCAATTGTACTTAATCCTTATTAACATAGGCTGGAGTAGGAGAGTAACTGCATAGTAATTTTAATTAATCCGGGGCATACTGATAATAGTATCTGAGGGGATAACTACTAGGAGCTTATGTGAAAGATAATGAGGGGATGATGGATATGGTTGATAGGTTTACTAAACTAGAACTTAAGGTTGACAAACTGGGGGATATCTTTCAACAGATTGCCACATCACAAGGACTAATGCAGCAAGAGTTAAAGTTAATGAATATGACCTTGCTAAAGGTAGATAATATTAATCTATCATTGGCATCTTGTTCAACAACTTGTAAGTTGCGTCAGGATTTTCTGGATAAAACTATAGAGTCAGTACACAAGGAGTGTCTTGATAAGTCGTTTGAGTGTGATAGAAGATTTGTTGCTCGGGATAAGATAATGATTACGCTTGTAACAAGTACTGCACTTTTAATCGTCGCAACTATATTACAACATATTACTAAATAGGAGAAACTAGTATGGCTGGTCTTATCACTGTGAACAATGGTAATCCAGGTGGAAAGGTTAAGAAAATTGAATGTACATGGGTAGGTGATGCCACCGATGGAACGGTGCCTCCTAAGGCTGTAAGAGCCTTCTCTGGTGTAGTATTAAGAGTAGTAACTGATCCAGGAGACCCAGCACCAACAACCTTGTATGATATCACGCTTACCGATAGTAATGGTATTGATGTGTTGGGTGGGGCTGGTGCAGATAGATCAGCTACGGTAACTGAACAGTGCTTCCCTACAGTAGCAACAGTACCCTGGGAGTGTCCTGTAGCTGGGGCACTTACACTCACTATCACAGGGAACTCAGTTGTTTCTGCTCAGGGTTCAGTGGTAATTTACATTAGAGAGGAGTAAAGATGGTAATTGATGCGGTAGTAAGCCTAGTATCATTAGTGGCCCCACCTATCTACGACTTTATTAAGAAGAAGTTTCTAAAACCAGAAGAGGACACAGTTGAAGCCACTTTATCAGCATTGGCAGATACTAAGCCAGAGATTATGGTTCCTTATATTTCTGCTATAACTGAGAAACTTAAGGTTGATATTCAATGGTTTAATAGGGATGTGATAGGTACACCACATCTATGGGTTATTGATCTACGAGCAGCCATACGTCCGGTGACAGTAGTAGCTTCAATACTCATCTTAGGTGCAACTGTATTTGGTCTTACAGCGGTTGATCCAGGGACACGGGTATTCCTAGAAGCAAATGTCAGTAACTGGTTCGGATCAAGAATAGTCAGCAGAGACTAAAGAAAACACTTGACACCAGAATACTCAATATGTTATAATACAGTTAGTAGGTTTCTGTTGTGTTAAACCAACATACCTATCATAACTAATAAACCTTTGTAGTACAAGGAGTGAATAATGACAATAGGAACTGCTGATGATCCCCTAGTACCAGCAGAGGAAAGAACCTCATCCCTGTTAAATACAGCTAGCAGTAATATGGATACCACTGTTGGGGATACTACTGGACTACTTAATAGTTCCACTGGTTTTACTCCTACCACTTACTCTGGTCCGACTACTGAACAGTTGAACACAGGTATTAAAAGTGGCTCTGACTATGTAACCCCAGAATCACTTGTATCTAATCAGATGGCTTCCCTGCTATCCTCTAACTCCCCCCTTATGAAGCAAGCCGAAACTAAGGCTAATTTACAGGCTAATAAGATGGGTCTCTTATCCTCATCCATGGCTGTTGGTGCTGCTCAGGGTGAGGCTATGAAGAGTATGCTCCCCATTGCTACTAGTGATGCTGCTACATATGCTGATAAGATGAAGGGCCAGCAAGCTCTTGAGAGTCAAGTAGCAGCTGATAAAGCCAGCGGTATGATATCCGGGTCTCTTAAGGAACAAGCAGCCAGTATTGAGCAACAGCAGAGTAAGTTTAATAAGATGCTTGAGACGCAGGTTGCTGGACTTACAGCTAAATTGACTACAGAGCAGCAGTCTGCCCTGATTGGTGTGCAGGAGTCCTATAAGTATCTCACAGGCTCCTCAATGACGATTCTTAATGCATCCCTTAATGAGAAATTGAAGACACAGGAGATTGATGCAGCACAGGCACAGGATGCAATGAATCAGTCACACTCTCTCCTGGAAAACTATCAGGTAACAGTAGAGCAGTTACTTAAAGACCCTGACTTTACTCAGTTACCATCTGCCACGATTCAGCAAACACTAAATAATATACTTGCACAGACCGTTGGAGAGATTAGGTTCCTCACTGATTCAGTATCTATTGATGTGTCTCCATACTTAACTGCAATGACAAACGCGATTAGCTTTACAGCTTCTCCTTCTACGGCTGTCTAAGGTAAGGGAAACTAAGGGGAATATATTATGGATTGGTTATCATCGGTTGTTGGTAGTTTCTTTACAAGTACGGCTGTAGCCTCTGTAGTAACAGCAGTTATACAGGGAGCTATAGTTGGTGCTGCTATTGGGGGTATCACAGCCCTTATCTCTGGAGGGTCTCTTAGTAAGGGTATCCTCTTTGGTGCTGTTGGTGGTGCTGTTGCTGGGGGCTTTACTGAGTATTTTACTAATGGTATTCAGAATAGGATGGATGCAGAACGATCTGCTGAGGTAGCCATTAGGGATACCGGAAGGGTTGAACCACAGCCAAGCCAACCAACTACCGGTGGTGAGACTAAGGCGGCTGGTATGTTAGCCCCCTCCTGGGCAGAGACTTATAAGGAAGAGAATAAAGCGAATAGAGAGCTTATCGCAGGACAGCAGGAAAAGAGTATCTATGCTGGTATTGGCCAGGGTGTCTTTAGTGGACTTGGTTCAATGTACTCTGCTGGTAAGGCTGCTGATACTGCAAAGGAAACGGCTGCATCTACTGCTGCTACTAGTATCGCAATCAATACACAGAACAACGCTGATGCCCTTGAGAGACAGAAGCTAATCGGGGTACAGCAGAGAGAGCAACAGGATATTAGTATTGCAGAGTCTAAACGGGCACAAGATGTCAATGTTGGGTTCCAGAGAGAGGCACTCTTAAATCCGGCCAAGGAAGAGGAAGAGGCTAGGAAGCGTAGGTCAACTGGACTACTCTCCCTTAGTACAAAGCCCTTCCTAACCCCCTCACCAGCATAAGGCACCTGTATGACAATTCAGGAAGCGGAGTATGAGAAGTACTTACGAGATATTGGTGGGGAGTCTAGGCTAAATAGAGACTTACCAGAGGAAGATAAGTATGTATACTCAAAAGAGTATGGTACAACCTCCACACAGAGTGGAATAGCATCACAGAAGGCCCAAGACCTAGCCTTTGCGGATTATATAGGTGGGATGCAAGCTTCCCTAGATGCTGGACAGCAGGAGATTGATAAGTATACTACGGAAGCTACTCAAACCCTTGAAGGGTATAAGAACCCATCAGTGGATGCCTATAAGAGTTGGTACTCTTCACAGCCCATGGGTGAGTATATAAATGTATCTTCCCCTTCACAGTATAAGAGTGAGGGTGCTCTTATCCCAGCTAGTGATATCCTAAAGAAAAAGGTTCCGCTAGCAACCCTACCCTCTATCTACATCCCATCCTCTATTGGTGATCCAATGGTTGGACAGATACAGGAGTATGGCACTATCTCAAAGCTTGGTACTGGTCTTGCTACCGACCCTGTTTTCTCTAGTTGGTCTACTGAGACTAAGAGCTTATATGACTCAGCATACCAAGAATACCTAACGAACCTTAATAAGTACCAGGGTGAGTTGGCATTAGCACAAGGGCAGGTCCAGGGTGAGGTTGATTTGCATAAGGAGACCCTTGATGCAATGAGGCAGCGTTTTGAGGAAAGCACAAAGAGAAGAACAGATAACCTATCTGCATTGAAGGTAGGTTCAAATAACCAGGAGGGCCTACAATAATGGCTGGTGGAAAACTAAAGAAACAAATGATTCGTAGTAAGAATCAGGAGGAAAGGTCTTCTGGGCTTCTTACTAAGCAGATGGAAGATACTAGTACAACTGATATGAACCCAGCACTAAAGCGTCAGGTAGACGTTATCTCTGCTGGGTTGCTTCGGTTAGCGCATGGTAAGGAGACTAGGGCATCTGTCACGGAACAGCTTAAGAGTGGTCCCCCAGAGCAGAGCATCCCAATTACTTCTATGATGATCATTAGGCTCTTTAAACAGGCATCAACAAAAGCAAATCAGAAGATACCCCAGGATGTCATGTTGGCCTCTTTTGTAGTTCTTGTTGCAGACCTAATGGAGCTTGGTAATGCTGGTGGGTTCTTCAATGTAAGCATGGAGGACTACAACACTGTATCCATCATTATGGAGAAGTCCCTACAGGCATTTATGGAAGCCGGTATGAAGGATGGATCTATTGATCCTATTGCATTACAGAGACAGGTTGAGCCCCTCATGTCCCAGACCCAACGCACTATTGGTTCCCAGGGAGCTAAACAGTCTGGTGTTCCTCCCGAACCTACTGAGGAGATGGCACAACAGAAAATTATCGGTGATAATGTTAAGCCCCTAGAGGAAGAGAATGCTAGACTTAAGGGCCTATTAGCACAAGTACAGCAGGGAGGTACAGTATAATGGGGGCATCTTTTGGAGACCTGATGGTTGGTGCAGTTACTGGTGGGGGTATGCTAGGTTTTGATGCATATGGGAAGTCCCTGGCTAGGCAGGAAGAGTTCTCTATGCAGCAGCTACTAGAGAATAGTAAGGCCCTTAAAGAGGAGCACATGGCTGAGGTTAGTAAGTTAAATGCCATGGAGATTAATAAGGCCAATATTGCAAACCAGACTGAAGCCGATAAGTCTGCATGGGGCTCAGAGGGATATAGGACCAAAGCCGATGAAGCAGCGCATGGCCCAGGTGGGTATGCTACACGTGGCCAGATTGAGGTGAATAAGAGGCAGGGTGAGATGCAGATTAAGGTTGCTCAGGCTGCTGCTGGGATAGCTGCTACAGCTAAGGGTAGGGAGACAGCTGCTGCTATTGCACAGATTAAGTCTCTGGGGCTATCCCCCGAGCAGGAGCAGAGGGCGATTGTTGCAGAGGTAACAAAACTCGACCTTATGAACCCTAAAAATGAGTTATCTACGCAATACTCTAGTATCTATCGAGCTAACTCTACCCTTGTTGATAATGATCCAGCATATGAGAAAGCCTCAGCAGCAGAGAAAGCAGCGGCAGCAGATACTATGACGAAGATTCAGCTTGGCCAGACACTATCTACTGGGGTTGTAGAGGATGAGCTTGGGAGTGTAATTACTTCAACCCCTAAACCAGTCATTCCCACTACTCCCCCAGTTCCAGTAAAATCAAGAGTACCCGCTACTTTAGTAAGACCAGGACTGCTTTCCTCCCCTACATCCTCTCAAGCCCCCTATAAGGTTGATACAGAAAAGATTAAGGAAGTTGGTAGGGGAGTCCTTGGTGGTGCTAAGGAGGTTTTTAGTAATACCTCAGCCAGTGAGCTTGGTAGGAATGCGAAAGAGAATGTAAAGAGATGGACTGGAATTAAATAATAAGGACACCTTAATGGCTTTTGATATATTCAATGATAAAAGAATGTTTGATATGCAGCCAGAGGAACGTGCTCCCGTTATTCAAACTTACTTTAATAAGAAGTACAAAGATGATCCTAGACTCCTCTCCATGAAACCAGAGGAGGTTGCTGCTGTAAGGGATAACTATACACAGCAAGCACTTAAGGCAGTGGATTATTTCCAAGCACCAGCAGAACAACGTGGTGCAGTGGGAAACATTGCTAGTAAGTTGCTTGGTGGTGTAGGTGAAACAATTCAGCAGACTGGTGCTGGTATCCAGTTACTTGATAGCAGCGGATTTAAGGATGAGGGAACAGTAGCAGATACCGTTGGTAAGTCCATTCGTAATGTTGGTGAGTATATCTCCAACAGTTCTCCAGCACGCCCAACACAACCGGAACTACGTGGTGAGAGAAGTACCCTTGGGCAGGGTTGGGACTCCTTTATTGGCAGTACTCCTGGCTCTATGACGCCATGGGCCGTAGGAGCCTCTGCAACAGCCCTAGCAGCCTCCAATCCATTCACCCTCCCAGTAGCACCAGCCATTGGTGTTGTCGCTGGTACGGCTGCCCTAGCCCTATCCTTTGGTGGTGGTACTGCAAAGATGAAGTATGATGAGGCTATCTCACGTGGGGTATCTCATAATGTTGCTATGAAGGAAGCTGGTGTACAGGGTATGGCTGAGGCTATCCCTGAGTGGGTAGGTGATGCTGTACTGTATAGGGTACTTGGTAAGACTGGCACTGTAGTCAAGGGTGGTCTTAATGCTACCCTTAATGAGATTAAAAGTGTTGGGCTAAAGGAATTTGGCTCTCTCCTTATGAAGACTATGCCAGTAGAGCTTACTGGTGAGCTTGCAACTACCTATACTGCATTAAAATCTGATGAACGTATGGGCTACCCCAAGCAGGATATGCAGGATGCCCTAGCAGTAACAGCCCTATCAACGGTGTTCATGTCACTTGGCTTTGGTGCTGGTGGTTTTGGTCTCAGTAAGGTACAGCAGGATGGTTTCTATAAGGGGCTCAATGCACCAGTAACAGAGAACAGGACACCCGAGCAAGTCAAAGCTATCCGTTCGCATGTAGCTGATTCTATATCTAAGCGTATTGCAGAAGGTACTGGTAATGATGAGTTTGCTCAGTCATGGCTAAATGGAGCTAATCTAGCTATTGAAGCTGGAACTCCTATTGACATGAGTACCAAGCTTATCGACTTTGCTAGTTCACAAATGGAGAATGATAAGGACAATGATCCTATGTCTACTCCCTATGTGGATCAGCTACTTCGTAAGAATGGCATAGAGCCAGATAGCGGTAGGTTCCTGAGTAAGGAAGCAGAGGTTCCACTTACTGCTGACATACTTGGACCAGAGGCAATCTTTGGGCAGACCTCCAGAGACTATGTACAGGCTTCTAATGTTGGAGAGGAAGATAAGATTGCCGCTAGAAGTGCAGAGCTAAAGAGAGGAGAGTTACTTGCCTCTTGGGAAGAAGCTCATAAATCCTACTCACCCTCCCTTGTTGGTGAGGAAGAGAAGAGTATCGCAGACTTTAAGAAACAACAGGAGGAGACAGCAGCTGAGGCATCCTCTATTACAGAGCATGAAGCAGCTTACAAGGAGTATGTAGCCAACAGGAATAATCCTAAGTATATTGCTGAGATTAGGGCTAGGAAAGCCTCAGTAGAGAGTGGTAGGTTACGTGCAGAGCAGGGGCAGAAGGCTTTCATGGAGGAGTATGGGGCTTCTGAGTTGGAAAAGGAAACCCCTGATTTAGTCGAGGAAGTTAGTGTTAAACCACAAACCATTGCTCAAAAGGTTGCTAGTAAGAAGAAGGAGGCAACTACGACAAAAGTTGGTTCAGCCAAGACTGGATATATTGGTGGTCAGGCAGTATCAATGTCTCCTGAATCCCTTATCTACCCAACTGAGGAGGAGGAACTAGCTGCCGCCCCCGCAAAGAAGCTAGTCAGTAAGAACCTAGCACCAAGTATGCCACAGGAGAGTATCAAACATCCTATTGTATCTGCTATCCTTAATGATGATATTAATGCTATTAAGGAGCATTTAGCTGATTTCACAGATAGCAAGTTGGCTGATACCCCAGAGGAACTTGCTAATACGCATACCAACACCCTCCTCTTAGCTGCTAAGAATGCTGTAGCTAGTCTTCCTCCTTCTGATAGGGGCAAGGCCCTCCCCAGAGTAGCTAATACTATTGCTAAGGCTAATAAGCTCTTGCTCTCTAAGGCTGGTGTAGTACAGACTGGGCTTACCTGGACACTCAAGGATAATATACTAAATACTGAGTATAAGCCTGAGGGAAGTAATACTCCAGTTAAATACATGATTATGCGTGGTTATGAGTTTAAAGAGGGTGCTAAGTTCCCTACCCCTAAGGTTGGAAAGGCTATCTATCGTGGTGATAATAACCAGCAGGGTAATGTAGTTGCACCAAGTGGTGCAGACAACAGACAGTTGCAGATTGCATTTGAGAAGAACCTAGGGATAGCACACAAACCCTCAGAGCAGATGGTAGCAACTGGTAGTAAGAGAGCCAGTGATATCTTTGGTGATGAGTTTGCTGCACAGATTGCTAGTGAGAAAGGTAAGACACCTCTTAAGAAGGGTGAGCTAGAGAAGACAAGTTTAGAGGAATCCTTCACACCAAGTAGAGAGGGGAAACCTAAGGAGTTAGTTGCAGAGAAGAAGGTAGTTGAGGAACTCCCAGCTAAGGAGATTAAGGATACGGGTAAGGGTATTCGTAAGGTTTCCGAGAGGGAGATAAATACTAAGAGAGAAGCCCTTATAGTTGCTCGGACTGGTGCGATATCTAACTTGGAACTAGAGGACATTAAGATTGGTACCCCAATTATGTATGAGGTTGATGGTGCAATAGTACACTCAACCATACGTGCAGAAGATATTGGAGATGGAAAGGTGAAGAATGCAGTAGAGGATGTCACTGATCTTGAGAATGCATTGGCTTGTGTACGTAAAGGAAAGGGTGGTAAAAAATGAGTTGTTCGAATGAGCTAAAGAAGCTAGATGTTAGTATGGCTGAACGTGCAAGGATACTCAAGGATGAGTCCTTCTTGCAGGATAAGCTCGACAAAGCTAGGGAGAGACTAGATTTAATTACTTCCAATGCTAAGGAGGATATTTCCTTTGATAACCCTGATAAGTTCCTAGACTATGTGGAGTCACTGATACCCGATAACCACAAGGAGTTAATGGCTGATGTGTTTAGTAAGGTGAGGGAATCAAAGCTGTATATTGGGAAGTCTTTCCCTCAGCAGTTAGCAAACGTCATTGCTGGGATTTACACCCACAGAACTAAGGAAACCATAGATTGGTCGGGGAGGACTACAAGGGATGCTGGAGCAAAAGGAGCAAGACAAGGTGTACAAAAAGGCATGGAACTCCCTGGAGCAAGCAAGAAAGATGGGAGCACCAAAGGATTGGCTGGAGGGGATGGACTCTCTGTTAAAGGAAAGCCAAGTACCCAAGGTAAACTAGAGGTACCTCTCTCTAAGGAGGAGCTCCTTCGTCAAGCTGAGGATCGTGCTGATGTTGCACTAAACTCCACTGGTAAACTTACACCAGTCCTATCCAAGTTTAAGGAAGTTAGGAACCTAGCATCAGAGGCATTCAGATCAACCCGATCACGTATTGCAGAGTACTCCACTAAGGTAGCAGAGATGCTACAGAGGTATGAGAATGGAGTACATCAAGATATGAAGAAGTATAAGGTAGCCATAGAGTCCTATGCAGAGAGCTACAGTAAGCTGACTGAGAAGCAGAAGATGATGTGGGCAGATGCAGTATACAGTGGTAACGTAGAGCTTAAGAATGCCTTAGTTAAGGAGTTCAATATTGACATTACCTCCTTTGATGCTATGCAGGAGGAGCTTCGTGACCGTGCTGTATCTGTTGGTCTTGTTGATCATCTCGTAGATGGATACTACCACCACAGGAAGATTAAGGACTATGAGGGTCTCATGCTCCACTTACATGAGGAGAACCCAGACATAGCCAATATGATTGATGTGGAGATAGAGCGGAGAAGTAAGAAGTTCGCTAGGGAGGGTAAGGGGTTCTCAAAGAATGATAGGTATCAGGTCATAGGGGATATGCTTAATGCTGGGTATGGTAATGTAATTAAGAAGCCAGCAGGAAGTAAGGAACGTATGATTAGAACTATCCCACCATCAGCCCTTAAGTTTTATGCAGACCCAATCTCCTCCGCTATTGAAGGGACTTATGATATGACAGATGCTGTTAATATCCGTGAGACCTTTGGTGTAACTAGTAGGAAGAAGGAGTTAGTAAAGTTACGCTCTCTCTCTCGTAGGATTGATAAGCTTAGGAATGAGGAGACTAGATTAGCTAAGGGTAAGGATAATGAGAAGAGGTTAGGCCAGATAGCAAGTGAGAAACTTATGCTTCGTTCTGAGTTTAATGATATGGGGAATAAGCTAGAGGAATCAGAGGGAATCCTTGAGACCTCGATAGCAGCTGTTATCTCTGAGACCGTTGATAAGAAGGACCAGCAGCAGGTGATTGATTTGCTTAGGGGTCGTATCAAACAGAGGGGTGCGTATGGTGTTGTAAGTGCAGCCCGTAATATCATGCTTGCTACAACCCTTGGTAACCCACTATCAGCTATCACTCAGTTGGGTGACTTTGCATTCATCATCTATGACACTGGTGTTCTTAACACTATGTCAGCTACAGCTAGGGCAATAGCTTCTACAGTACAGAAGGGTCAGCTAACCAGAAAGTACTTTGATTTTGGTCATTCTATTTCTGATTTTACATCCTCTTCCTCTACTGCTAAGATGCTAGACAAGGTGCTCACTTACTCTGGTCTAAAGTCTATAGACCTCTTCGGTAAGGAAGTACACCTACAGGCATCTTTAAAGAAGTGGGGTGATGTAGCTAAGTCTGGGGATAACAAGAGGTTCTTCGCTAAGTGGGAGAGGTATCTCGGTGAGGATACTCAAGCTACCTTTGATGATCTGAGAGATGGTAAGGAGACAGAACGTGTAGTATTCATGCTCTTTAATGCACTGTCTGATAAACAACCAATCAGTCTCTCAGAACTACCACAGGCATACCTCAAGGGTGGTAACCTACGGGTATTCTACATGCTTAAGACCTTCTCTATTAAGGCACTCAATGTAATGTATGATGAGGCAGCCCTGGAGATAAAGAGAGGAAACTACGCTAAGGCTGGGTTGAAGGTTACTTACCTTGTAACACTACTCGCTGCATGTGGGGCTGGTGCTGATGAGATTAAGGAACTGCTTCTGACCATGACTGGTAGTAAAATAGATACTAAGGATCGTTCCTTTGATGGGATGATGAAAGCCTTGGATGATAACACAGTTGATAATATGTTTCAACTATTCCTCCTTAACAGGTACAGTATGGCCAAGGGTATCAAGCAGGATCGCTTTATATCCAATGTTATAGATGGTGTACTTCCACCAGTTCGTTTCGCTGATCACTTCATTGCTGATATATTTGGTATTATAAATGGGGAGGGATACAAGGCAAAGTCAATACAGGATATCCCGCTTATTGGTAAGTTTATCACGGGACGTTTTGATGTGAATAAAGAGATGAAGCTGGATATGAGCAGGAAGGATATCTACACTCGGGTTGCTTCTGAGGGTATCTCCGCTGTCAGTGAGGAAGTCTCTGCACATAATAGGGCAGCTAGGAAGGCTGGGTTCCCTGATATGGTAATTAAGGGTAAGGATTTGAGGAGTAAGTATAAGGCCAGTCTTGTCAAGGACTCAGATGCTCTTAAGAAACGTAGGAAGTTGATGAGTAAGAGGGAAGCATTTAGAGATGCTTATGATGAAACAGAATGGGAGGACTAAGGGATGAAGAGGAAAGGGAAAGGTAAGGGTGGGAAGGGTTGCTGATTAGATAGCCCATAAAACGAAAAGAAAGGCACCACCCTGAGGTTTCCGTGAGGTTACCATAGGGTAGGTGCCTTTCTTTTATTACCTCTTAGGTGTGCCCTTAAGGTACTTCTTCAACTCCTTAGCAAGCATGATCAATCGGGCACGGTAATCATAGTAACACTCACCAACTTTTCGTTTATCATTCATATATTCATTACCCTCTTAATTGCAAAGATTATAATAACAACTGCCACACTGAATACTAGGATGCACACATTGGAGTCTGTCATTGAAGGAACCCCCTACTAAGCAGCATGAATATCCCAATACCTAGGATAGCCCCAATTGAAACCCCTATGAAGGTATCTAGGGTAATCTCCATGATCTCTTTCCGCATTAGCAATACCTCCTATATCTTTAGTGGGTTGGCAATCCGCAGTAGGTAGTCCCCATGGCACCTTAGTGGAGCACAGAAGCAGACAAGGTGCTTCCCACAGAGGTCTCGGATAAAGTCAGCTTTCAACTTAGGGTTTCCTTCAACCATTTCTTCATATAAATCGCAGACATTATCTCTGTTCCTATACCCGGTAATCTGGAAGGGGTTGCCGTATATGGAACCCCTTCCAATATAAACAGCGTCATGCGGTGTTTCGGGGTCTCTCTTGTTCCATACCTTAGGCATGGTGTGCCTCCTTTAGTTGAGTATATTTGTCTTGGGTTAATAAGAGTTAGCAGTACCTCCCATACTTTTCAATTGCCACCGCAACCACACCCTTCCCCAATCTAGTATTATACACATCCTTCCATAGCTGTGCAAGAAGTGCAGGGTTGGGGGTATCCGGGAGTGCCCTCTTTGATCTACGATAGAGCAACCTAGACATAATAATCTGGTATGGAATGTTACCGGTTAGATTGTACTCAGTATCCACACTCTTATATTTATTGATGATAGCCATGTACTCAGGCTTATACTTAGCATAGTTCTCAATAATGTCTTTCTCAGTAGCTGGCTCCATCTGGAAGATACCCCTAGCTGGTCCACCTACCTGCATAATATATGTACCAAGATTACTCTCTGTAGCTGCCGTAAGCATGAGTAACTCAACTGCACTGTCACTGTAGGGGATAACGTGGTTGATATCCTTGAGTACCCCAGTAATGAGCTTTCGTAGCTGATCTTTATCAATTGACATATCCGTTTGTTCCTCCATTTTAGTGTAAAGTGCTGGAGCTAGTGGGGTGGGGTTAAAGAATATCACACCCCCCAGAACCAGAGCAAGCCATAGTTTGAGATGATACAGTACAGTCCTCAGTTTCATACCCTCCTAACTTACCCCACTCAACTGAGACAGGGAAGTTAAATACCTTATTAGCATACTCCTCAGGTGTGAGTGCCTCATAAGGTGCATTATCATAACAGTGATCATTATATGGAAAGAAGGAGAGACCACCAACAGAGTCCCAATTCTTCCATACCCATGAGCATACGTCAAGAAAGTTATCATCCTGATAGTAGATTGATTGTGAGGGGTTACCATCACACCAATGTTTCTGATATGTACTCCAAAGTTCTAGCTGTTGAATAGCATCCATATCCTTCTGCATAACAGTGGTATCTGGAGCCTTACAGTAGAAAGAGAAGATTGTTTTATCCCCAGTGAGTACATAGGGGATACCTTGATCAATCATAAGCTGTGTAAGTGGGTCTTTATTATCCTGTGTAACCCTTCGGATGTAATACTTACTATACCGTGGGTGTATCCCAGAGGAGCAATCTGCTAACTGGGAGACAGTACCAGAGGGCTTAACTAAGCCAATCTGCTTACTCTCATTAATACCCAGGATAGCTGCCCACTCTCTGTTAGTATCCTTTGCTGTGTTCCTCAACTCTATAAGGATGCCCTTTAAAGAGGCACCCTCATACCCACAGAAATTATACATCTCACCAGCACAATCAACCTCCTTACCGCTCATAATAGGATGATCACATATGCCAGTCAGTGAGACACCTAGTAACCTCTCCTCCTCTGCGTTGTCCTTCCATATCTTACGGAGGTATCTAAAGTCAGTATAAGTGGATTGGATTGTACCAAGGATAGTAGCAAAGGTAACCTTTCGTTTAATATCCTCCAAGGTGTCTGTAGGGCGTATAATAGATTCACTCAGTTGTATTCACTGTGGCTCGTTGCACCACAGCAGGGACTTCTTGGAATGTGTCATTTATCCACTTAGCAAATAACAGCAACTGTTCCCTGGTAGCATTGCCTTTCATTCTGTTGGCTGCCTGGGATATAACATGGATATTATCCTTGGTATATCCACGCGTGCTATCCATCCTGTCAAGAGACGGGGAGTTATCGTATGCCCCTGGTCTACCTGAGTTCATATTCATATGAATCCCTAGGGCTGGACACACATCTGGTATAACCAAGTCACTTACGGTAATACCAAACTCCATACCAGACTTTCTGCACCGAGACCTTGCTCGTTGGTGCATCCTCCACTCCGGCCTCATACTCTTAACCCTTGTGCTGTTACATTGCTTACATAGCGTCATCTTGCTGGTCTTTTCAAAGATAACCCCACACTTTGTACACTCTCTGTGTGTATCAGACTCAAGATAACCAGATAAATTCTTCCTCATTGACATCTCCAGTGATTAGTAGTTAAGTTCCATGTAACTTACCATTGTTACATATAGTATAACATACAAATACAGGTTTGTCAATACCCATCTGCATATTTCTATGCAGCTTAGACCATATCATCATCCGTTTACTACGGAGCTAGGTGCTTCCACCCACTTGGGTGTACGAGATTTCTCTCTGGTCGTTGAACCTTCCTGTATTTACTACAGGCTCGGCTGCTGATTGCCCTCGTCTTATCCGTTAGGGTGTTCCAGCAATTCTCCTAGTTTTACAACCTCCGGTGTATTAAAGGTTGCACAAGCCACTACTGCGAAGGATAGCCTCTGCACAGTTATGCACAATAATACCATCAGCTACAAAATTGTGAGTATCCTCAACTGACATATCATACACATCAACTACAGGCCCAGGTGTTACAGATGCTACACAAAGACTACCACCCTTGATACCTAGCTTCCACTCCAAGGGGAAGGGAATGATAACCTTTTTCTTAGTACCCCCCTGGTTAAGAAACTTACCAGTTACTGAATCCCAGACCATGTGGTCATTGCTTCGGGTATACCGAGTAAGTGAGGAGTGTTTGCTGTGTGAGATTAACTCCAGGTTCCCTATAGAGTTGTGGTAACCATCATCATCCATGTGGTGAATATCGTGGCCATGTGGGATGGGGCCATTCATGCCCTCATACACCAGCCTATGTTCCATACGATAGTCAGTATCCGTAGACAACTTAATCCCCACATACCCAGCACCCCTACGAGTTCTTGAGAGTGCATTAAGCCTATCACCAACCTTCAAATCCTTAGCTTCTACCCAAGAGTGGATTCCCCTTGTCTTACCCTTAGTTGCACCAAGTACATAGATTTTGTGGTCAGGAGTAACAGTGATAGACTTACCATTGTTATATGTGATTACCACTGTCTCAGTGTCTCTCTTTGAAACCCAAGAAGCAGTGGACTTTCTAATACAAAGGCTACCATCATGGCCCATTGAGTATACGTTGGTGGGTTTAACTATATCCTTCAACATCATAGGACCGCCAACGGTGTGTATTACAGAAGAGCCTATCAAGCAAGGGTTAAGACCATAGTGTATCTCAGGGTCTCTCCCACACTCAACAGCCTTTAACTTCAATGCCTTCTGGTTTACAATCCCACGCTCCCCACACTTACTCTCATATAGATTGTGCATCTCTTTAGTGAAGGAGGCCAAGTCTGGTTTCTCTGTGAACATAACACTGTTGTTAGCCAGTGCTCTCTCGGGATTCTCAATCCACCAACTACCAGCCTTACTCTTAGCCATTCGTTGGTCTGTCAGATTGCTGAAAGATATACACGCTGATCTACGAACAGAACCAACGATAACCGTATTTGCAATCTTACAAATCAAATCATGGCATTCGATACTATTCAACTTCCTGCCTGAGGCTGACCGGAATAAGGTAACTACATACTTAAAGAGCGCATCTAGTGGTGCTGGTCCAGAGGCACGACCACCAAACACCTTCAACCTAGCCCCCGCTGGCCTGATCTTACTCAAGTCCCACTTAGGTACCTTACCGATGTATAGGAGGGAGATAAGTTCCCGTAGAGCAGATGCCCAACCAATCTTGCTATCTGCTACTACAATCGTTGTGTCACTCTCAAAGAAGTTATCAGCAACCTCAATCATCTTTGCACTACCAGTTACAAACTGCCGCTCCACTGAGAAGCCGACGCCTGACCCACACATAAGCAAGTAGAATATCTCATCAAATACTCGGGGGTTATCAACAGCTACGTAGGAACAGTTGTAAAGTGAAGCTTGATCGCGGGTACCAGCCTCCCCTGCTGTCATAAGAGCACGCATACTAGGGACAACCCCTAGCTTCATCATCTCCTCCCTAATTAAAATTAATTGGCCATGATGCTCAGTTGGTACTCGATTAGATATGAAGGTGATATACCGATCTACTGTCTCTTCCCAGGTCTCTCGGCGTTTATCCTCTTCTCGCCAACGGGCATACTTGCTAAGAAAAATATATTTTTGAAGCTCATTCATCTTGTACCCTACTTCTTCCAAAGTGTCACCTCCTTACATAGTTCTATGAAGTAGGCTTGGCTATGTCCCTGTTTCATATTATTAATATCCTTATGCACAAACTGTATATTATCCTTGGTATACCCCAGGATAGAGTCTATTCTATCCACAGATGCAGTACCTGATTTAGTGTCCCTATACTGCACATCTGGAAACAGTAGGTATCTACCAGTCAGAGCACACCTACCACCCTGTTTCTCCCACACATCCGCTAGGTCTTCTATGGATAGGTCGCATGGTATAATCCGCCCACGCTTTAAGGTTGACTTAATCTTACTCAGGACAGAATAAGGAACCGCACCACTGCCTCGCCAATGTATGCTCTTGTCTCCTCTGTTTCCTACCCCATAGCATATCTTACAGAATAACCCCCTCTGTTCCAGTACGCGATTGCGATATACCCACAGTATATTACCACATTTGCACCTAACTAACCAGTACATATTCTTGAGCCTACCGTACTTATCCCTATACTCCTTAGCTTTGTCCAGCACAGTATAGATGCCAAGTACCTCACCAACCATACTTTTACCGCCGTGTTGTGGCTCTAGATCGTTCAAGTTATTTCTTCCTCTTCTTATCTTTTATAAAGAGAGACACATAATCCCTCATACCATTATTTGGGTGGTACCTAGGGTACAACTCCTTAAATCTTTCTACTGCCTTGTCATAATCCTTACCAAGGATATCCATATTAAGGAGAATGTACATGAGGGCTATAGAGGGTGCTCTACTGTGTCCTTGGTTGCAATGTACCAGTACCCTACCACCATCCTCCATATGCCTCTTACGAAGCGTTGTGAGTGCCTTGTTGATTATGGTGGGTGGGATGTAGTCCACGCTGTATGCATCAACTAGATTTAGGATCAGTTGGTTACCTTTCTCTACAAAGTAGTAGTCCTTATCCTTTGGGGCAGCATTGGTTGTATACCCAAGTGCTGATCGGTGGCAAGGTTCCTTGCATGCTGAAACAATATAATCAAATGACTTACGTTCCCTGATGTAATTATCATAGGAACCGACGAATAATCTAGGTATTACCTCTACCATACCTTCCCTCCTTCCATAGCATTTCATGTAGATATCATTACTGCACATCTCACAATACCCGCCATTACACTCCATACTACATACCTTCCTCAATGAAGATAATCTCAGCAGCAATATAGTTAATTGCACCAAGGAGGTCTGCAATAGCCCGCTCGGGGTGATCCTTATAACAATTAGTCGCTTCCTGCACCTTCTTTCTGGCTTGACCCGCTGGGAACCCAATCCCTACCGATCTAGTCTCTACTAGGATAGGCTGTTGGTGGAATGGTAACCCATTGGCATGTCTATCCTTCCCCTTCCCAACACTTGCCTGTAGGTATGCACGATCCAGAATCATCTTAAGTTCCTTGTAGTTATCAGGCTCTACTTTTGGGGGTATGAGGTTCCCTACATTCCAATCCCCATCCCCATCAAGCACATCATCGCCAAGTTCTCCACAAGCCCAGAATGGTTTAAATGCTGCATTAGGTCCATATTTGATATGATCCATTAATCTTCTCCCTTGGTATAGATTCCGCTCTCCTTAAATTCCCTGGTATTGCCAACAGTATTATCAGCATATCCATTACTTGCCCACCCACAATTACCCTTGTTCCCTAGGATAAAAGGAACAGAGGTAGGTACTCGTACCATAGCACCATCACCACAGAAGATACACTGTGTACCTACTAAGGAATCACGGTTTGCTATAGATAGGGATACCTCTCTCTTGTACCCACACTTTGTACACTCATAATCATATAGCATAGTTAAACTCCTGAGGAACCAAAACCACTTGAACCCCTATTAGTTTCTGTAAGCTCATCTACCACCCTAAGTTGGACATAGGGGCATGGCTCAATACATAGTTGTGCCATACGGTCACCCTTCTTATAGCGGTAATCCTCATCCCCCATGTTATACAGTAGTACCTTAATCTCTCCGCGATAGGAACTATCGATTACCCCAAGGTGTGGTACAATATCCTCACTGAATGCGAGACCACTTCGCCCATACACAACGCCCTTATAGCCCGTGGGTATTGCCATATGTAGACCAGTGTTTATCCGCTTGCTTCTACAAGCTGGGATACACCCACCCTCACTGGCGTATAGATCAATACCAGCATTACCATCAGAGGTTGTGGGTGGGGTTCCTCCTTTCTCTATTACCATGTCTATGAATACTGCCATATTATTATTATTTATCTCCCCACTCTTATATCTACGCATAAATCATCATGCATTTTCAGCATATCACGCATATGCTTTACATGGATAGTGGTAATCTTCTCTACTTCTTCAAATAGGATCGGCTTTATATTCTCCCTGAAATCCTCAACTAATCTATCCTCTATATTCTTAAATAGCTGATTTTTTATGAGGGACAGTAGCCCTGCCTCCATCAAATCAGACACATCCTTAGTTATAGTTGTACTCATACTTAGTTACCCCCTTGTCTATTCCATCTAGTTTGTCATATAGTATGACTGAGATGAACATTCAGAAATTATATCAGATACATCATCAGACTGCCGAGGTATATTTGCCTCCATGTAGTGGACATACACCGCTAATTGTATAGTATCCATAGGGATACCCATCATCATTGTCCATCTTAGGGCAAGTACATCGTGGACGATCCCAAAACTTATGATACTTAGAATCCTGCTGAAACCCCCATGCTTTCTGTAGTTGAAACTCTAGTTCCGTACACTTGCTATCCCAGGTGGGTAAATCGGATACCGGGGCTATCTCCATCCCCTTGTAGTAGTCTCTACGTTGCTGCTGTAAATCTGAGATAGTAGCAATCTCCTCAGCACTAAGCCCCATCTTCTTGGCTAGTGTGGTATTTACACGGTTTGGGTACTTAGGTAGTACCTTAGTTTTGTGGTCCATTCACTCTCCTATCTGTGGAAGTAGCTCTGGATGCTGTGCCTGTGCATAGATAGTATCAATGAAGTAGGACCACTCTGGTAACTTATGTCCCTTACGCTGGTTTATGATGTGTCTAAGCACCTTATAGCTTAAAACCAACTCCCTTCGTTGAAGATACCCCTGTGGTAACAGCTTCGACTTCAACCGTGGAGACATATGATTTAGATAATTTAAGTATAAACCAAGGATATGCTTCAGTGTGGGTACGCTATGATCACCCATCTCCGATGGATCAGCTATGCAGTTTAGAGCTAACTCATCTTTGGTCAACTCAAAGTCTTCCACCACTGCATCCCTACGATCTAGGGTATGCATGGAACTTTCACTCTGCTTACTAACACCCACCCTGTAGGTATCCATCTGTTTCCAGAACTCAAGGGATGCCTCAATATCTAACCACACCTGGATATGTTCTAGGAACTTGTTGTGCCCACCATCACGACCTGCATTGGCGGTTGCAGTCTTGGATATTTGATCTTCTCTTTTTTGTATATCGCATGACCCACAAAAATAGTGAAGATCGCCACTCTCATGCTTACAATCTGCGTCTCCACACCACCACTCCTCCCTAGGAATAGCCCGATCCTTATATGAAAGGCTGAATCCGTAGAGTGCAGCATTATACCCCGCCTCTTCAATAATGTTTACTTGCATCTCTTTATCTCCACTCCTATGTTGTCTTACTTCCAAATTGGGCAATCCGCGTCTGGAGACCATTGCCCGTCTGCGTCTATAAAAGCAAACATACAGCTGTGTCTTGGGTTCCACTCACACTCCCCACATACCGGCTTATTGTTATCATCCGTGTATTTGTCAACCTGGATTATCTTGGGTATCTTTTTCATATCACTCCTCCTCACACTCACTCCAGTGCTTAACCTCCTTAACAAACAATACCCCTGGGGTATCCATACAGAACTCCTCAGCCTCGGCTGATGTTACCGCAGATACCTCCATAACCTCCATCACGGGTACACATACAGTAACAAACCACCTCGTACTTGCCCCCCATATCATAAACCCCCCAGCCACCTACCGTTCTTACCAGTTCTCATGGTAAAGAGCATAGGCTTGCTGTCAATGATTGCAGCACACCCAAGTACAGGACGGATGATGCTGCTTTTATTATACGCAAAGGCATAGTTATCATCACTAATCAGACAGCCCGTATCAACACAGAACAAATTGTGATGAGGGTTAGCGAAGTACTGAATGCCATGCTTAGTGTGGTGGTGACCAACTACTACGTTCATACCAATGTTCTTAGCCAGGGCTACACTACTCTCACCCTTGGTATGAACGATATACACATGCTGTTTATTTGGTAACCGTAGCGTGTAATCATGCACCCACTTCCAATCATACTTACCACTCTTTATCAACTCGGGGTATGGTCTGAGGAATCCCTTAGGTACCCCAGCAGACCGTGATCGGGAATACACACGATCATCGTGGTTACTACTAACAATAGTCATAGACGGAAAAAGGCTACCCAATTGGGCAACCCCCCTCCATACATGCTTAATCTCTAGTGGTACACCATCTGCCTCAGGGTCTTTAGGATACCTACTGAAACAGTACTGGTCAGTTAAATCTCCAACATGGAATACTCTCTCAGGTCTCACCTCTTGTTTTACTGCATGGAGAAACCTAAGGGCATCGTCATGCATGTAGGGTAGGTGGGTATCAGAGATAAATAGAAGCCTATCATTCTTATATGCTTTAAGCAAGTTAGTTATCCTCTCTATCTACTTCGTATCGTTGTTGTAGGGAATACATAATAGAAGGGTTATCTTCCACCATGTACGAAAGTGCTTCCACCAACTCCTCAGGTGTAGGAGATAGTAGTTCGAGTATATCATCTGTATCTTCCCGTTCCTTAAGGAGTTCTAGCAATTCATCTATTGTAAATGACACTTGCTTTCCTCTTTGTCTTTCTTCTTAATTTTGTCTAAACCCAACAATTACCACAATCTCTTCCTTCTCCCACTTAGCTTCCTCTAGAAATTCATTAGCTGAGGAGGAACTATCAAACTCGTATATAGTTGTATCGCCTAGTTTAAACACGTAGTATTTAATCAATATGTATACCCTAAGACTATGAAGTAGGCTTTGCCTTCTTCTAATTAATTTTAATTGATGGGTGGGGGTATCTGGATTTGAACCAGAGATACAGGATCATAGCCCTGTGTGTTACCACTACACTATACCCCTACAAGTTTTACCACACCAGACTCAACTCTCATATCACCCACAACCTAGATTAACTCATCCTGCTGATCCTCATCCAACTCATGGAAAGGAATAACCTCATAATCATCTCCCCTCGTAGGGTAGTCTTCGATATCATCTAGGTAACACAGAAACCCATCGGGCCATACGGCTACCATCTCATCTATATCAAACACTAAGAATATCCTCCAGCTTTAAATTGATATTACCAACATAGGGGAAGATGGAATAATGAAAGAACTCCTCTCCCTTAGGCACCAGCTTCTTTACAGCACTTAGTTTAAACACACGGTTATCATTGAAGGTGTGTAACTTCTGGAGTAAATCCATGAGAGCCTTGATTGGGTTATCAAGATCAGCCAGTTTTGAGGATACCCCAAATACAAAGTCAATCTCAAGAAGCCCCTTCTCAGGAACTGGATCAAACTCCAAGATACTTAAGACCAACTTCTCATACTTGTGGTATGCTGCACTCTTAACCTTACGTCCAAGGTAGGACTGGTTAACACTCATAGGCTTTACCTTGATACCATTACTAACTATCAGTCCAGGCTTTCTCATATCCCTCCCCTAGGATTGCTAGGTGGTTTGCTCCTTGTATGAATAAGAGATACATATTCTCAATAAACCTCTCATAAGAAGCCTTCTCAAGGTATGCACACATACACACAGAGAACCGTTCCTCCTCATCCACGCATTCACACAGCATAGCTTCAGCTGTCTTCGGCCCTAGTCCATGGATTGATTTAATGTTATCGGTGCTATCCCCCATAAGAACTTGCTTATAGAAGAATGCATTAGCCTCATCCTCCGTTACTGTGTAGATTCCCCGATCCAGCTTGTCCCAGTTCAGGTGCAGTCCGGGTATAGTATCTAAGTCCTTATCCTTGGAACACAGAACAGTCTTCTCACTCTGAGCAAGACCAAGAGCATCATCAGCCTCCATACCATCCACTACAATAGCGTTGTGCATATTTACTAGGTATGCTCTAATCTCATCATAGTAAAAGGGTTTCAACGTACCATCCCTGTTACCCTTATACTTATTTGTTACTGCTAGCTTCTCCCGATAGTTGCCCTTCCCTGTAAGGTATACCTTGTACTGATCACACCGAGAATGAAATTTAATTTTTTCGATTACTGTGTTGAGAGTACGTAGTGTATTGTGGAGGGAACCGGGAAATAGCTTTAACTGTACCTCACCTTGATCTATCTCATGAAACAAGCAGTACTTAGTTGCATCCTTCTTATACTGGAAAATCTTATTGTCTATCTCGTAGTACCTAAGATCACCAGCAAAGCCAATGGAGTATACCAAGATATCCCCATCTATATTTGCTCTCAAGTGATTACTCCCTCCACTGGTTGAAGTGTGATGAGGCTATGAGGAGTATGATTAGTACTCCACAGAAGTAAATAATCTTCATAGGTTCCTCTTGTGTGAATAAATTGGGGTACTCCAGGTCGCTCAAGTTATCGGGAGTCCGTCTTAGTCTCCCCCTTATGCCTTTACTCATTTGGTACTTACCAACCACACCGTACTGTATGTTGATGAGTGATAAGCCTCCTTGCCCTCGAGGATACCCCAAACTCTTGTGGTTAGTGGATACTATGATTTTCCATAGCTTGGCTTTTCAGCCGGTCCCTTCTTACCCTCAGCAATGTAACCATACTCAAAGTTGGGACGATCCATAACGGGTTTTCCCCCAGTAATCTCAAGCCGGGCAACATCAAACCAGAGGGTATCCTTCAACTCCCCCTTTTCATCTAACCCAGGATGAACAATAGCCTGAACACAACCATATAAATCAAATGAAATGCTTGTGATAGTTCCCAGCATACCAGTTACCCTGTCTTTGCAGGGCATTCCAAGCAGCATCAAATGGTCCTGTACCTTCATTTAGCCACCCCCTTATCATAATCAGGGTGAAACTGACAGATGGATGCACAAGCCCAACCACTAGCTGCTCCCCACTCTTTCCGGTATACTGACAACACAGCACAACTAACAAAGGCAAAAAAGAAAAGCTTCTCTAACTTATTTCCCACAGTGTTTATCCTCTTTGTAATTTTTTTTTATAACCAACGTAGTTTACCCATCATACCCCGTAAACTCCTCTTTAAAGGAGAGGCTATCATCCCACTTATTCTCATACCCCATCCTCTCGCATAAGGTAGAGTAGGCTGTTTTTGTATTAAGGTAAAGACCAGTATTCTCGGGGTCTTCCCAGAAGCTTCCTATACGTAACCAGCCTTGGCCTTTCAATAAGTTGTAGGCAAAGATAAAGTTATTTATAGTTTTTCTCCTTATACAAATGGGTCATTCTCAGGCAAGTCCTCTTCAATCTCACCAAACTCAGCACCATCCTTAGCACCATAGGTAACTAGACTAGTGACCTTTACACCCTGCAAATCACAACCCTTACCAGTCTTTTTCTTGTACTCCCAATCGTAGGGACGGAACTGGATGATAACCTCACTACCATTACCAATTATATCCTTAGTCTTACGATTATTCTTATCTACTACAATAGGCGGGTCTTGCTCAGTACCATCCCGTTTCTCCAGCTTTCTCTTGAACTGGAAACGCAACCCACTCTCACAACCCTTACCAGTACGTGGTTCCATACCATGCCCCTTTAGTACCTCCGCATCCTCTGGACTTACCTCTACATCAATAGTCCACTTAGGTTCATAGGTTGTATCAAGACTGAATACCTTAGCCCAATATGCTACGCCTTTTACTAATGCCATACAATAGTACCTCTAGTTAATTGTTTGTTTATCTTTACTCTGATTCACCGAGACAAAGAGTGCTACTAAGTGAGCGACTGCTATGCTTGGTGTCACATCCTTTCCTTTTAATTCTGTCAGTACCTTACCGACATCCTCACTCATACTCTTTAACTGGAAACTTGGTTCACCAATTAGCTCCTTGATTATAGACTCAACCTCTACATACCAAACCTCCATTAAGGCTCCTTTAGTTTCTCTAGTTATTTACTGTTTGTTGTACCGAGTAAACCTACTAATTGTATTATACCATGTGAACCCTGTGGTTGTCAAGGGTTTTGTTTCTCCTTATAACGGGTATTCCACGCTGATACTGCCTCCTCCTCTGTTTCAAATAAGCCAAGTGCTAAAGAATAAACCGCTCCATTGCAGCCCCTTGTTCTGCAACTCACAGCATGTGCCAGTCTATTTTCAGGGATAAACTCTGTCGAACAGATAATGCTGTTACTTTCACCACAGAATGGGCATGGTTTCATAGTTATACTCATGGTTCTGGCTCCTTTTAATGGCAGTCGTTCCAACTCTTACCAACCTTAATATCGCCAACGATAGGCACCCTATAGTTATAATACTGACCAGCAACCTCGAAGGAACGCAGGGCTAGTGCGCTGTACTCCTCCACATCTTTCTCAGCTACATCAGCCTGGAACTCATCATGTTGGCTGATCATTAAGTGTGCATCAAGCTTCTTCTTGGGAATCCAATTAGAGAACAGGAACACCATAGCTGTTTTAAAGAGTATAGCCCCATCACTCTGAAACTTAAGGTTGATTAAGCTATGCTCACTCCTGGCAAACAGCTTCCTACCATCCAACCCACGGATATACCCACCCTTCTTACCACCATTACTCTTGAACTCAGCTATAAGGACTTCCTTCAATTCCTTGAGGGCAGTATTCTTTTCCCAAAAGAGGGCAAAGAGTTCCTCACCACGCTTCTTATCACACCCCAATGTCTCTGCTATCTTACCAGCAGAGGCACCATACAACGTCCCGTAATAAATTGGCTTCGCCTCATTCCTAGTACACCCAAAGGACTCTGCGTTAAGGGTGTGTATATCCCCCTCTAGCAATATCTTTGCATACTCCTCACCACCAGTATAGGGCATAACATTGTGTGCCTGACAGCGTGCCTCAATCGCCTTAGCATCCACACCTACCTGAACCCTACCCTCACCTACCTTGAATAGACTCCGTAACTCATGGCCATACACGCTATCACCAGAGGGCACGCAGGTTACAACAGAGTGTCTCCACCGACCAGTGTTACAAGCCATAGGAACCCCCCTAGCCTCGATGCGACCATCATCCCTGATGTAAGATAGCCAACCCTTGTTCTCTGGGTCTCTGCTATTCTCAATAAGGGAACGCCTATGCTTGAGGATATTCCTTCTAGCTACTAGGGAGGGTATATCCCCCCTAACAGAGGAGTAAGAGTCCTCAGTCAGCTTAGGGCTGGTGGGTATCTTATCCCCCCTCTCATCATACACACACCGCTTTCCATCCTTCTTGTAGTTCCACTGTGTGGGTTGCCAACCCTTAGATAGCAAGTACTCCTTAACCTGATCACTGCTGTTTAGGTTAATATCCTCAAAGGTTATCCTTGAGAATGGGCCAAGTATATTCATATGTTACCCTCCTATCCTCTTATACTTACACTTCACCTTATTATGGAAACTATCCAGGTTACTCACTGGTTCCAACCACGACCAATCCCAACCCAGCCGAGAATCATCAAAGTAAATACCGTTGCTGTTTACACATCTGCTGGCTCTAACCAGGACCAGTCCCACCCCAGGCTTACCTCCTTAAAGTAGACACCTTGGTCACGAACCCCCTTAATCGTTAGGAGCCTACCACTACCAACCTCACCATGCATCTCAGGGACTATACAGTTCCTATATCCAAATGATCTTTCCTCAACAGATCGGGCAACCCTGACCAGCATACCTACATAGCAATCATCCTTATTCATGCCTATCCCCCCCTATCCATTCAAGCACACTCTTACTATATGAACCATCCTTTAGGAATGGCTTAGTGATTGTCACCCCTACTTGTTTGACTCTCTTAGGTATGTTATCTAGCACATTGGCCTCTATCATCTCAAGTTCCTTATCAATCTGATCCCGTAGGATGATTGCACGCTCCTTATCAAAGAGCACACCATGCATCTCTTGTTCAGCTTGGAGATGAGCAACAGCATGCTCTAGTTTCAGGGACAATTTCCAATCCCATTGAGCAGCCTCCTTTAGCAAATACTCATGCGTCTTATACCCAACCATCACATCATTGATACACCTATCCAGCATATTCCAGGAGAAGCAAGACCAGTCCTCATGTCCCACCTTTACCATCCCAAATCTGTGTGCATATGCAGCTATGCTGTGAGGTTTTGGTTGACCCACCCACCCCTTAGGACTCATCCTATCTGGGTTAAATAGGGAGGACATGATGAAGGTGTCCTCAATATTACTTAGATTCTTACCATACAGCTTCTTAATTAGTGGGGCATCATGCATGATACCATTGTGCATAACCAACTTCTCAGCATCCCCCAGTAAAGCTATATGATCCGTGAAGGAGATATAATCGTGGTGTAAGTGGGGGTAATTAATTTTAATTAGGTTACGCATATCCTCTGGGGAACTTATATACCACCACTTGGCATCTGGATCAAAGGAGACTATACACCAGAGCCTTGTTGCCTCATACTTAAAACCATCACTCTCAGTATCGGAGATAAGTTTCATAGCCTTCCCCTATTAAGTGGGAGTAGGTATGTCTCTGGAACCATATCATCATCTGTTATGGTATATCCGGGGGTGTAGTATGCAGGGGTTACATTGTACCTTTGACCAGTATATCTACCAAGTAATACTGTCTGTTTTTTCTTTGTAACTAATAGAATAATTGTAGAGTAGTGTTTAAACCGGGAGTCAAACCTAGCTAGGTATGGGTAGTCCTTACTTGACCCAGAGACACCGCTTGGCAATAGTACTTTTCTCATTCTTCCCCCCTCTCCTTTCTCTCTTTATTTAGCGGGATAATATGGCATAGTGCAATTCCATAACCAAGCGGAAAAGAGGCACCATTCCTATATGTCTCTCTCAAGTCCTCCCTTGTCCCTGTATAGCTGCCTACCAGGATTTTGGTTGTATCCCTAGTTAGGAGTAAGATTACCCCACTGAAATCGGGGTACTTCTTAGATACCCTACATAAGTAAGGTGCATCCCCCTTAAACCCCTTAACATTTGATGGTGCTCTTTTTAATCCCATTATACACCTCACCAAGAAACATACATTACATATTTACCTTCGGCCAACTTACCTTTATTGCATAAATCTGCTACTAATATATTCAGTAACCAGTCTCCACTACCTGTAGCTATGAACCTATCTAGTGTCTCATGATCATACTGATCAAGTGCTCCCTTAGCGCAGTTAAAAGTAAGAGAGGAATCATTATTCAACTCCTCACCAGAGGGAATCCCGTAGTACTTCCCATAAGTATCCTTGATAATGTCCTCAATCTCTCCATACTCACACACCATAATTATCTCACGTTTCATCTTATTTCCCCATTAGTGGTTCTAGAAAAGTGGTATTATTCTTATTATAAAAAATCTCGAAGTTTCCTACATTACCAAACTCTCTGTCCTTTAGGAGGACAAAGTTACTAGTATTTCTTACATCCTCATCCAGTTCGGGGTCTTTGTCTCTCTCAATTCCGAAGAGGTAATGACCATACCGCATAAGCCCACGGGAACCTGTGAACTGGGACTCATGCACCTTACCACCCCTCTCATGTGGCTTGCTGGTCTTTGGTGGGTTAAGGTGTGAAAAGCCAAAGACGGTGAAAGATAGCTCATGCGCCATACTCGCTAACTCTCCCGCTATCTTATTCAACTCATCATTGGCCTCACTACTACTGAGGTGGGATACAAGGGCTGTGAGGGGATCAATAAAAATTTGCTTAACCCCATCATCCATAACCATAATACGGATAGCTTGTTTTACGGTTTCCCAATCCTTTGTACCAAAGTGGTTATACAGTAGTACCTTCCCACGAAGCCGGTCAATCCCCTCCTTAAGCTGGTCGTGTGTGAAGATAGCATCCGGCTTATGAAACGGGATACCGGCAAACTTACCAGCCAGTGTTTTCAGTGTTCGAGCTACAGGCTGTTCCAGCATGAATAGCCCAGGTACCTGCTTGTGGTGGTTGATGATGTGTTCCTGTAGCTGTAAGGCCCAGTCTGTCTTACCAATACCAACACCAGCACCTAGGTAGATACACTCCTTCTCACGGATACCATAGGTTAGCTGTGTAAGGGAGGGCCAAGGGTAGGATAGACCCCACTCAGGCATCTTAATAGCCTCCTCATACACATCATCAACCGTGACAACACACTCAGGTCGGTATGGTCTAGCCGAGTAGAAGGCTGAGATAAACTCCTCCTCCTTTCCATACTTCAACATATCGGATGCATCTTTCTCAGAGAAGGACATAAGTAGTGCCTTACGTCCAAGGAGGGAGGCAATATCCTTTGCCATCTTTCTACCAGCATCATCCATATCAGTTGCTACAATTACTTCCTCATAACTCTGTATGAAGTCAATGTTGTCCTTAAATGCGCTAATAGATGCCTCCCCTTTTGGGAGAGATACAACCTGTGGAAATGATTGAGGATACTTCTTCTTAAGCATCTGGTATCCAGCCAGCGTATCCAACTCACCACCAGTAATCAGTAGCTTCTTACCACCACCACTAAACTTTTGCTGACCAAAGAAAGTAACAGGAACCTTTAGCATACCAACTGAGTAGAACTTCTTTGGTAGCAGCCTCTTCTTATACCCCGTAAGTTTATTGGTATCCTCTGCAAGGTAGTAGGGGTAGTAGTGTTCAGTGATTGTACTCCCATCACTTTGCGAAAGCCCAAAGCGTACCCCATAAAATGCAGTTGTATCCTTACTAATACCCCTCTCCAATATCTCAAGACCTGTGGGGAGGGAGTTGGTATCCTCCATGCTCTCCTTATGATCAGTGATATGGGAGTCTAGAGCAAGGGTTAATCCCGTAGAACCTTCACCCTTAGTTGGTGCCAAGTACCCACCCTTCGTATCCCCCGAAGGTAGCACAGTATACTTACACCTGTTGCAATGTTTACCCCCATTACTAAAAACAATGAGGTGATTACCAGAGGAATCTTTACCAATAGATTGGCATGATGGACACCCCTCATCACCCACAATCGTATACTTTACCTTACTCATTTTCTTCTCCCATTATTGCAATCCTTAATTGATCCTCAAGTCTCCTTAGTTCCTCCTCAAGTTCAAGGAGTTTTATTCGTAGTACTTTTAATCCATCCTGTCCCACCTCGCTACTCATCCCTCTCTTCCTCTAGTTGCCTTCGTAGCTCAATTATATCATCACGTAACTCAGATATGGTGTCTTCGAGAACTGCCACCTCATCCTCCAACTCACTAATCTGGGAGGAAGCATCATCCCTGTCATCATACACACTATCAAGTTCTCTTTCAATATCTTGTACCTGTCTACAAAGACATAGACCACCTAGGTGGTAAGCCTCGCATTCTGGGCAGTAGGAGTATTTATACTTACTATTAAAAAGTACATGGATTTCTGCGATTGCTAATGGCATGACTAACCTCCTCTTCCCCTGTCTCTTCTACTAATTCTTCCTCTATTGAGCTTGGTGCAAAAGAAGAAACATCGTAGGATTCACCAAACCAATCGACAGCTCTTCGAGGTGTCCTATGCGGATGCTCTACCATAATAGCTCTTTGATAGAGCCTCTCTACCTGATCATCCCCATAGTGACTATTGATTGCAGCTATCCTACGGCACTCACACAGATCACCCACGTAGATACACCCACAATACTCACATAGTGTAAGCACACCCTTGTTATTGAAGACTGCATTCAACTGGAGTATACTTAGTGTCATTCCCATACCTCCATACCCTCTGTAAAAATCAGACTATCTAGGTTATCTAGTAGAAGTTCTACTGGTTGCCCACTAACCTCCCCGCTACTCCTCTGTTCCATTACGCTATCTGCGAACTGCTGCTCATACCTCTCGATGATAGCTGGTGTATCAAGCCCCATGTTATCGGCTCGAATACACTCTAAGCAATACTCATTAAGGCAGTTACGCCTATCATCCCAATACTGTTCCTTCTCAGACATAGCCTTATTACATGCCTTGCATCGCATTAGCGGTCTCCTTTCTTAACTTGCAGCTTTTTGAAACGGTACCCGTAGAGTGTAACCCAACGACCACTATCACTTACTAAAGCGTAGTATGCCCTATTACCTCTTTTATCTGGGGGATACAACTGCTTCTTGGTAAGAATAATATAAATCTTACCCATAGTTACATTTCTATTACCACCACTATCCACACACACCAAGTACTCCCTCTCATCGGCACTCATGTCAGCACCATAGCAGGGGAATCTCCTGGCCATATATCAAAGATAATGATTTCCATATCAACAGTTTGTACAACTGTTCTCTGGGTATTCTCCAGTTCAACTAGCTCATGGAACTGCCAGTCCTTCTCGGTCAACTCCAGGCAGTACTGGACTGTTTTGGGGTGGATAGGTTGTCCTTTCCCATATGCCCCGATAATAGTCCCAATGGTGCTTGGGAGTTTCTCATACTGGTAACTACCTGGGATTGGTGTCAGTTGTACCTGCTTACCAATAAAGTTATTTCTTCTTTTATCACTCATTTTTTATCCTCTTTAGCCCCATATTATTAAAGACAAACAAATCCAGATTACTTGCGAGTTTCAAGTCCCGTATCCTAGCAACTGTGTATGCATCATTATAGAACATGACATACTCTTCCCCACTTGCAAATACTCTGCGAATAGCGCTCCCGTATATAACATACTTACCCTCTAAATTGGCAGTTAAGGTGGGCATAGTGGGCCTCCTTCTTTCTTAACCCTTGTCAGGTTCTTATGCGTATACAGGTACATATCTAAATTACTTGGAATAGATAGTCCCTCCCTATTGTATACCCCTCTCCTACCACTGAATGCTACATAATCGGTGTTGTGTACAAACACCCTTTCTATGCTACCATCGCACATAACAAGCATTCCCTCTCGTATGCTAATCATAGCCGCCTCCTATTGCTCCGTCAATCCAGCCATACCATGCTTATTGTAGGTATTCTCACAGGCTGCACACATAGGGGTGAAGTAACCATCCAGGGGTACGTTGTGGATACCACCAGTAATATCAACAATGCCACACACAAAACAGGTTGAGTCTCTCTCAATAGCCTTACTCTCCTCGAGGCTATCAAGAAACTGCTGGTCAACCTCATCATGCTCATCCTCAGGAAATAATGTAAGAGAACGGCCATACCCCAAGGTATCCGTAGCAAAGTTCACAACCTTTTGCCCTACAGTTTCCTTCTTCTCTTTAACAAAGGGCAGCAACTTCTTCTCTTCTTTCTCTTCCTTCTTCCATGAATGGGTGTTGTAGTAGCTACTCTTGCTGTAGTTATTATACACCTTACGCTCTTTGTAAGAGGAGTTTGAGAACCACACATCATCCTCCCATACCCCTGCTTTCATATTGCAGATTACCACATCCTTATCCACATTAAGAAAGATCAACTTGGAACCAGCACCAATGTAATCCTCAATAAGGGCAAGGATAGCCTCGTTGTAGAACCAACCCTCACCCAACTTCTTGAGGATAACATCATTGAAGATTTGCGTATCACTTTTCTTCTTCTTGGCACAAGCTGGCATCTTATGGATGATACCATTATGGATGAAGTGATGCTTCTTGTCGATGATAAAGGGGTGACAGTTATACCGGCTAAGTACACCATGTGTACCAATACGGAAGTGGATTAAGAAGGGACTCGTAGGTTCCAATCGGGTAGCCCTCAAATACTGACGGTAGAATACCTCAAAGTACATGGTTTTCTTAGCCTTAAGGTGGCTGTTCCCCTCGTTGTCCGTTTGTACATAGGAAAAACCACAACCATCAGAGTTATTATCAAAGCAGTTCTTCAACAACTCTCTGCTCAGTACCTTACCAGCGGGTTTATAGATTGCAATACACATTATAATCTCTCTTTCCCTTTATGTCAAGGGTAATTAATTTTAATTAGAGGTAGGACAATCCTGCTTCGCAGTCTTTAGAAGAGGCAAAGCCTACTTCGTAGTCTTGGGTGATAAACCTCTTATGCAGAGAGATAATCAGAGAGGTACGGGTAGTCCTTCTGACTCTTTTGTACAAAGGAAGTAAAGGAACCAACCCCCATACCCTTCTCACTGTTGTTCTTGGAGAAAATATACAAGGCATGGCAGAACTCCAAACGATACATGAGGTGATACAGATCAGCACACCCTGCAAAGAACCGCAATTCAATGGTTGCCAGTGGATTCAGGTTAACCTTATTGTATCTATCCCATCCAAGTTTAACCTTTGCCCCTTCCTTCGGAGTATACTGCAAATCTCTTGCATAGTTGTTCGGCTTACGGCCAGCAAGTTTCTCAATGAACGCCTCGTTGTTGTGAATAAAATTAATGAACTTGTACATGTGCAAAGTGGTAAACGCAGACCGATTCAGGTGGACATGAAACCCACAAGAGTTATGCTTAACAGTCTGAGCGGTGAAGAGATACTCCCAGTTTACCTTCTTAAACTCATCAAAGGTGAAGGGATGGGATACCTCCTCAAAACCATGAGATACTGAACTATCACTCTTGATGTACAGCTGATCCTCAGAGTAATGGTTGAGTACCTTGGCAATGTTTACAGGGATACTCTCCCCACTACGCACAGAGATTTCATTCTCAAACCCCATAAATAGATCGGCTTTCTTTCCATGCATAACGGCGTAAGGTTTGAAGGAGTAACTCTCTGCTCGACCAAGCAAGCGACTGGATGCACACTTACGGCAGTACTTACCACCAGCATTCTCATAGGTATACAGTTTAAGAGAGACACAGCTACACACATCACACTTACCAGCTTTTCTATGGCAATCAGGACATACCACCTTGCCCCCAATGGTGTGGGTAGATACTGTGTTTCTTCCACAGGATTGACACTTGACTACCTTACTGAAACACACCTTGCACATGTTCTCTTCCATATCAAAGTGTGAGTTATGCACTGTACTACCACAACTCGGACAGTAGGAGAAGTTCCTCATACAAACCTGACACACCTTACCACCAACAGAGGCTACGCTACTTCCCTCCGTATGGTAGGATGAGCATACCTTACACTTGAATACGTGACTCTCACATTTATGGCAGTAATCAAGAGGAGAACCATCATCATCCACCATTTCCATTACGTGGTTACTGTGTTCCCCGCACCGCTTACAGGTGAATACACGGTACTCCTTATGCGTAGTTCTAAGAGAGAGGAAGCAAGGAATACAAGAATGATTTCCAATGGGTCTTCCTGCCTTGTATGCTTTCCATAGTCCGGGAAACCTAAGCTGCATGACCTTATCATTCTCGATGGAGTCCATCTTCTTATGGTAAGTATTGCATGAGGGGCAAAGAAAGTATTTTGAGTCTTTGCAGGATTGACATACCTTACCTGAGGAACCGAGGTCAATAAGGGAACCCTCATCTGTGATACGACCACAACAAGAACAGGAGGACACAGATTCGGCACAGGTTTGGCAGAGGTGTCCATGTTCACCAGCAATGATGCCGGAAGCATCAGAGGAAAAGATAGAAGAACAATTATCACAGATTCTTGCAAAACCCCAGCAGGTATTACAGCAGGGGCCATAAGAACTTTCATTGGTTCCGATGAGAGTATCCTGGGAATCATCCTGGGAAAGCACAGCCGAGCAATTAACACAGTTCATTGTAGTATTCCTTTGTTTTTTTTATTGTTCAAAGATAGATGAATTTAAGCAAGGGTTAGTTGGATAGTGCAGTAATCGCAGTTACATATGCCTCCAAGGTATTCCCGGTAATCCCAGGTGCAGTATTCACCTCAAGAACTGAGAGAGAATTATCCAGACCACGAATAATATCAACAGCCCCAAAGTCAAGGTCAAGTGCATTGATGGATCGTATTGCCAAATCATGCAACTCTTGACGTACTTCATCGGGGATACGGACAGAAGCCCTGGCGAAGATGTAACCACGGGTATGGTTACGGATATAATCATTTACAACCGTATCCCCACCATCAGGCTTCACCTTAGCAACAACATCTATCACGTTGCCCCTGAATACATGGACACGGTACTCCCGTTTACACTTTATCCCTCCTGTATAGAGGGGGGCAGAGGGAACTTCCGCATTCCTATCAGTAATAACCTCAATACCATTACCACCTGAGGCACATAGGAGTGTTCGGACATATAGAAGCCCACCATACATGAGCATCCCCTTAGCCTCACACCTCTCAGTAGTCCAGGGTGGGGTGAGGATATTATTATTATCCCGGAGTGCCTGAAATGCGCTCAACTTATTACTTGCAATAGCTACATTGCGGGAATGATTCAAGATATTATCCTGATTCCAGTTAGGAGTAAGAGAAGAACCCCAGTTGATAATAATTTTATTACCACGGGGATCAAAGTTACGGTCAGGATACACCTTCTTTGTCCTCAATGCAGATGCAAGAAGTGTTGCGGAGGTGCTACTCATTTTGTAGGGGTAGATATATACCTTTGCCATTTACGTGTACTCCTCTGTTTTTATTTAACTACTTTTGTACCTTCCAGTTACCACAGGTTTCACTACGCATCCTGGCTTTATGCAGCATAACCTCAGGAGCAGAGAGAACCTCAAAATCATCCTTAAATACGAAGTATCTCATCTCCTTAATAAACACGTGGCTGGGTGACTCAGTAGTACTAACTTCATAAACCCTACCATGTATAGCAAACCGATTATTACGGCCCGTATACCCCACATACATCATTTTCTTTTTCATACCTTCACCACCCTCAGCCCACCGTTGAGGTAGGCAAACTCCTCGGCCTTACTTAGAAACCTGAGTGCTTCCTTTGGGAAGTAAAAACCCGCCTCACACAAGTACAACCCACGTCCTGGAGAAGCAGTAATAGTATACACCTTACCATCATTCACATACTCACTCATAGAGTTAGTCCACAGTTGATCCTGTAAACACTCACGAACTACATAGGTATATGATACCTTTGCATTACTCATGCGAATACCTGCAACCTTCACTATTAACTTGCACAAGATTGATCCCTGCTACCTCTCTCTGTGCTGAGATAAAGGAGGAATGAGAGGAAACCTCAGTGATACCGTTGATCCCACGGAAAAGTACGGTGAAGTTGTGCTTCTTATTCTTTTGCAAGGTGTTCTCCTTTTGTTTTCCTAATTAATTTTAATTACATGTACGATTAACCTTGACAATAGAAAGAAAAGAATGGTATAATACCCTTATAGGTTCTCTTGGTGCAACCAACAATAACTACATACCTTACCTACTTACTTTCCTTTCTCAGCAACCCTCCACGCACCACTAGCTGACTCTCTGGATAGGAATTGCTGTATTCCCTCTACATAGTTGAGAAGATAATACTCAAACTCAAAAGAACCTAACCCCTCCAAGAATATCTCCCCAACCCGACCCCTCTTTACTTTGAAAGTAGCCGTGAACAGGCTGGGGTGTATCCGTAAGACACGCTCTTTATACGCATTACTCCTGAATGCAGTTGGATCAACCTTAACACGCAGTCCGTCCCTTATCTTTCCTATTGGTATCATACCTCTCTCCAAAGAGAGCCTAGTATGTGCGTATATGGTTTACTGTCTTTATTCTCATACACCTGAGCATTCCCACACACCCGAGCATTCCCATACACCTGAGCATCCCCACACACCCGAGCATTCCCATACACCTGAGCATCCCCATACACCCAAGCATCCTCATACACCCAAGCATCCCCATACACCTGAGCATCCCCACACACCCGAGCATTCCCATACACCTGAGCATCCTCATACACCTGAGTATTCCCATACACCTGAGTATTCCCATACACCTGGGCATCCTCATACACCCGAGCATTCCCATACACCCAAGCATCCCCATACACCTGAGCATCCCCATACACCTGAGTACTCCCATACACCTGAGCATTCCCACACACCCGAGCATTCCCATACACCTGGG